AGATTGTAAATATATGTGGAAAATGGAATCTTAAAATCAGAATTGATATTTACAATCGTGAAATGAAAATTGAAATTCGTACTTGACAAATGAAATCAAATGTGATATACATATATACGAGCCACAAAATGAAGAATGAATGTTGAGGAGGTAAATTAAAATGAAACGTACAACTAGAATTACCATTGCAGGACTTGTATTATGTTTTCTTGGTGTAGTGTTTTTTATGTGCATTGTGATGTTCCCAATTCAAGATGGCGATTATTCATATCTGAGTAAAGTAAATGAAAGCCAAAAGCAGGAAACCAAGATTGAAATTTACGAACCCAAGGCCGAACCAATGTGGATTGAGCCGCAAATTATTGAATTCGAGCCGGAGCCTGAAATTGAATATTATGAATCGCCTATCAATTTGACAGAGGATGATCGTTGGTTTATAGAATCTGTAATGGCTGGCGAATGTGCCTATGAGCCATATGAAGGCAAGCTGGCTGTTGCTCAGTGCTATTTTGACGCAATGGTAAAGAGCGGCTTATCGGCGCGTGAAGTTCAGAAGGCATATGGATATGTGGCATGGAATGACCAGCTTGATAAGCAGAATCCAAAAATGTATATTGAAGTCATGGATGCTGTGCATGATATTTTTGATATGGGGCAATTTGTGACCGAAAAACCGATTCTGTTTTTCTATGCCCCATCTTTATGCGATAGTCCATGGCATGAATCGCAGAACTATGCGATGACGATTGGTGGTCATAAATTTTTCTATGCCGACGAAGATGAAAATGCAGAATGGACAAATATCCTCTTGACAAATGTAAATGAATATGGTATAATTGAGCCATAAACAGAGGTGATGGTCGTGTATGTCATTTATAATCAAAAATATTATCTTATGAGGAATGTGGCCGACCAATGGACACCAACAGACAACTTGGTCGAGGCATACAAATTTAAAGATAAAACTAAAGCCGATAATGCCTTGGTCAGCTTGCCTAAGACATTGCGTAATCTTGACTATCAGGTCAAGCAAATCGACACGCCATCTAAACCGCTCGAAATCGACGGGTTTGACAATTCAGAATTGGTCAATTATGATTCAGCATTGGAGCAAATTGGCTCGTTCTGCGACCTACATGACCAGCTTGTAGCAAGAGCAACATGGGTCGAATATAAGTTGCAAGAGGTAGAGAATAAAATTCAGGACGTGCTTCATGCTATTGAGTTCAATTCTTATAATGCTCGTGATGGATATAAAATATATAAGCTACTGCATGATTTACGGCTCGAACGGCGCAAATATAAAGATGAGCAGATTATAGCCGATGTGATGAAAAGCGGCTTTGCTGGTTCAAAGTGGGAATTGGCTAGAACTAGAGTGGATGATTTGAAAGATAGACAATATCATGTTAGAGAAATGGAGGAATTGTTTAAATAATGAAAACAACGTTGAATGATGTAGTTTATTTTTGCCTTTACATGATTGATAAAATTGCAGAGATTAGAGATAATACAACGGATGAAATTGTAAAAATTAAAGCTAAGACAAAAATAAATACATATCTAACTATACTTCACTATATCTTAGATGATGAGGAGGACAAAGTTGATGATTGAAACAACAATTTATAAATGTGAATATTGCGGCGCAGAATTTGATGATGAGTATGAGGTAGTTTGTCATGAATTGGTATGTAGATATAAGGATGTTAGAAAGCAAGCTGGTAGTCTTCTAAAATTTTATAAAGATGATGGTACAGAAATCAAGTTCGACGATACGTCTTTGTTGTGGGATGATTTTGATAATGTTGAAGCGTTTACTGTTGGCAATGATAGTGATGTAAAATTTGTCGAAGAATTGTTTGACTATCGGTTTTGCTGTTATCCATTTAGTTCCATTGAGGATGGTAAGACATCAAGCTACTATGGACTCTGGTGGTTCGACCCAGACCGACATTATGGCGAATGGGTGCGTGTAGATGACCAGATTAAAAAGTGGACGAATATTAAAAATAAATTTATCAAAGATGCTTGACAAATCAAATTCTATATGATATAATCCAATTATCAAATGAATGGAGATGATAATATATGGGACTAGATATTAGAATCAGCCGGGCAAAGCCAATCTATTGTCCGCATTGTGGCGAATTGGTTACATATCGAGCTGTTGATACAGTTAATGGTGGCGGTTCAAGTTGGTATGAATTTCTTGAATCTATTGGTTACTATAAGCCATATGTAAAAGGACAACCGTATTCACAGCCTATGTATGGTAAGGATTTGGAGTTGAGCAATGAGCAGGTCAGTAAATTGTTCAAATTTGTCAATCGACCTGATTTTGATGATTTGTGGCAAATGGCTCAAACGTCACGGTTGATAGAAGATGCTCGTATTGATGGCGATAAAATTGTAATCAATGCAGATTGGTGAGAATTGAAATATGGAAATGAGAACACTAGAAGAATATTTACGCAGGGAACAATTGCTTGGAAAGGCGTTTACTGAAATCGAGTCCGTAATGAAAGACCTAGGTATTGATTGCAAGTTGAAAATTGTATATGAAGGTGCAAATCCAATATATGCAACCCTAAGCATCAAGTCGAACAGAGACGATGTGCCAGATGTATGTGAGACATACTATGTAGAGGATGAATTATGTTAAATACCTATTTCAAAATCTGTGATTTCATTTGCCACGTTGACCGCTATGACCGAGAAACTGGACTATGGGGTTATAGCTGTAATGAAATTCCAGTTCTCAATGGCTGGACTTGTGAAAAATTTATTGAAATGAATAAAATTTATTCTTGACAAATGACTAAATTATGATATAATTTGAGGTGCAATATGAGTTTGGTATATAATGGGTATTGCGATTGTGCGTTATGTGACAAACCAATTAGAATGAAAAGTAAAATTGTTGAGCGGCATCATGGTTACATGGAAGTATATGACGAAATTGAATGGGAGCCAGCTGAACCGGCTGGGCTTGTGTATGATTGGGTTTGCGCCGAATGCTATAGTCACCTAGATAGGTCTGTACTAAGCTATCTTAAAGCAAAAGTCAAAAAGAGAATTGATAGATCAAACGAAGAAAAAGAGAGATATTATCAAGAATATTTGAAAAAATGTAAAGAAGTAGATGATAAAAAACAAAAAGATGCTGAAATTTTGTCATGTTTAATGAGTGTAAATTCTATTACTCAAATTAAACCAGAGATAGTTGGTTATGGATATGAAAATGCCGTGCTTGATGAAGCATTAAAAAAGTTGAAAAATAATTCTTGACAAACATCAAATCATATGATATAATGCAGATGTGGTTGAGAGATTGGGTAATCTCAATTACAGTTCTTCATTGTGAACCTCCTAAAATATAGTCCTGAGCATGACGATAAAAGGCTCAAACGAAAATGGCGGTGTCGGTTAATGGTAAGCCAGCTGGCCTATACCCAGTTTAGTCCTAGATTGGGGCAAAATCAGAGTTCGACCCTCTGCGCCGCTACCAAGGTGATCGCAGTTAAAGCAATTTCAGTTAACACCTAAACAAACAGTTGAAATTGCGGGTTATGATTGTATGAGCCAAAAATCAATTCGTTCAGAAATCAATCGTTAACTGACCACAATTCACCTATGAGTGTATAAAGTAGGGGCCAAATTTTAAGGAAACCGTTTATAAGGCACTAGATAGTAATAAACGGAACCAATTATCAATGAGGTGATAATATGCGACTGTATTTTGATATTGATGACAACTGGTACGAAGGATATGATTCCTATGATTTTAAGCAAGACGTTAGAAATGGCATAGTGAAATCAATAACAAAAAATCTATTAACAGAAGGCAAATACAGCTTAACAGAAGAAGAAGCGCGTCAGATTGTTAAAGAAAACAAAGCTGAGATTATCGATAAGGTTGTACAGAAGGTGAGCGACGTAATTCTCAAGAAGCAAGAAATCAAATCGCTTGCGCCATCTTTTTCAGAGTTGAAAAATGCAGATGCTCAAGTGGTAAAGTATTTTGAAGAAATGGTCGATAAGGCGATTGCCAAGAGGTTTAAGTAATATGGAAAAATCTCCACTAAAAGCTATTAGACAACATTGTTTGGAATGTTGTTGTGGCTCTGCTTATGAAGTAAAGAATTGTGTTATCCATGATTGTAATCTGTATCCATTTCGCCTAGGTAATAATCCATTCCGTACCCGCTCAATGACCGATGAACAGAAGCAAGCAGCGGCAGAACGGCTTAAATCTGCTCGTCTATCAAAGAAATTATTGACTAATAATGAAGAAAATTCAGATTAGTTGATTAGGTAGGGTAAGTTATAGGGTTAGATGTTTGGGAAAATTTATTGATTATTAGTGTATGATTATTTTATTATCTTGCCTAGGTTCATTTGCGGCTGGTGTTGCAGTTGGGATGCTGATTGCAAAAATAATACTTGACAAATAAAATCAAGTGTAGTATAATTGAGAATGTAAAGATGATGGTGCTACGAAGCCAGCGCAGATTTGGAGTTAGAGTTAGAATTTAAACATTCGAGTCCTGAGATTCTGCGAGGATTCAGAAGCTGTAGTAAATGGAATGAGATAAACAGCCATCATTATATAGGGAACGTGCGTGAGACAAATGAGATAAGCATAAATGGCGTAATTGCCTAATGCCAAGTAGGGTGCACCAGTCAATCTGTTCGGCATAATGAAAGGGATTGGGATTGACAAATAATATAATATCCGACCGGATTTGAAGATAACCGTCAAATCTATATCACGCCCGCACTGGGGTCTGCGCAGAGTTTGAGAAGCGGCAGATACAGACTAGAGAATTGGGGTCGCGCCCAATCGTGCCACGTTAGCATCCATGCAAAAACATAACGGCAAAGGTGATATAAGGATATTATGTAAACGTCATGCACGAGTCGATGCTAGAAATAGCTATGAGGCAGGAAGTCGGCTTGAGTTCTAATGGGTTTATCCTTGAAGCCCATTACCATTGGCCACACAAGCCTATGCTCAGCATTGTAAGCTCAACTCGTGTGGCCGTTTGGTGGAAAAGATTAAAATCCTGTCTTTGTAAGGCCAAGGGCAAGAGTTGGTCGCTTGCAAATGGTCTAGTTTATGGGTTGTAATGCTAGTTGCTGAATAGCTGATGTTTGACCACCTGACACTATGAGGCAACGCTGCCACACTCTTGATTTTAAGATGGTTGCGCAACTGTAAATTCAATTTAACATGAATTTGTAAGGAGTGTGGCAATTCTAAAAATCGTTGGTGAATATCGCGCGTAACACACAACGTTGACTGCTGTTCAATAATTCGGGAAACAGACAAAGAGCAGGCTTGGTTAAAGGCTCATAGTGCGGTGACGAAACCAATTCCGCGCATTACTGAAATCGTCATTAAGTCCAAGGATAAATGACGTGTCGAGCTGGTAGACGAGTGCCAGACAAAGAGAGAGTAAAATGGTTAAAGTCTCATAGCGTCGTGACCAAACCAATTCGACGCAAAACAATATAGGGCTTGGGTAAGATGACCCTGTAAGTAGTTGATAGTGGAACAATAACCCTATATATCAAGTCAATATGCGCATGAACATTGCGACTTGTTTTAATAAAATTTTATTAGAAATTGAAAGGAAATTAAAAGGAATTTATGACCAAGAAAGAAATCGTCAAATTTGTTGCAGATAGCACAGAGAATACGGTCAAGGACACAACTGAGATCGTAGATACATTCATTGACTATATTAGACATAGTCTAGTCCAGCATGAAGATGTGGTGATTCATGGCTTTGGCAAGTTCACTACTAAGTTGCGCGATGCCCGTACTGCTCGTAATCCACAGACCGGTGAAACCATTGAAGTTCCTGCTAAGTATGCTCTGACGTTTAAGCCGACAAGCACACTAAAGGCAGAAATCAATGAGTAAATAATCCTCCTGTTAAAAATCCCTATGGTCGAAAGATTATAGGGATTTTTCTAAAAGAACACTTGACAAATCGCCGCTATGGTGCTATACTTAAATCATCAAATGAGATAGGGAGCTGAATGTTATGAATGAATTGTTTGTGATGAGCCTCAAGGCAAAGCATCGTAGCGAAGGTACAATTCGTGAATATACAAAGGCGATTGATAATTGCATGGCGTATATCAATAAGCCTGAATCTGAAATCAAGCCGATTGACCTTGAGCTGTGGCAGTCCAGCATGAGCAATCTTAGCTCTGCATCTGTGGCTCAGAGAACATCTGCGGTTCGTGAATATTTCAAGTTCCTTTATAGGAACGAGTTCATTAACCGCAATCCTGCTGAGATGCTTGAAGCGCCGCAGATTAAGAATCGTGAGCAGTCGGCTCTTAATGGCGAACAGGTCAGGGCAATGGTCAATGCGGCAACTAATGAACGTAATAAGGCGATTATTATGATGCTTGCTCAGACTGGCTTGCGTATCCATGAGCTTTCTAATATCACATTTGAGCAGTATGAATCCCGTAGCAATAATGTACTGGTCATCCGTGGTAAGGGCGATAAGGATAGATTGGTTGGCTTGGCTAATGAGACGGTTAAGCTGATTGATAGCTATATTGCCAATGAGCGCAAAGATGGATGCGAATATTTGTTTGTAGGCAACAGAGGAAACAAGATTGATGGCAAAAATACCAGTGCGATGCTCAAGGTGTGTGCTAGAAAAGCTGGCATTGAGAATTGGGAGGAATTGCATATTAGCAATCATACAATGCGCCGCACATTTGCCACTATGATGTCCGAGGCTGATGTCCCTATTGAGGTCATTAGTAAAGCAATGGGGCATAGTTCAGTTGCTATCACGGCGAATAGATATATCAAGCGTACTGAGCAGAGAGCAGTAAATGCAATGAGCGTTGTGAATTTTTAATTGAGGAGGATATGAATAATGGTTAAACCCGGAGTAGTATTTGTCTATGATGGAAAAGTGGCACAGGTATTGGAGTATTTGTCAAATCTTGATTTGTGGATTTGCATATATTTTGATGGGTCGTATTTATTTTTGTTATCGACTGAAGAAATTGAAGGAGGGAAAAAGAAAGATATGAAGCTAGAATACAAATTCTATGAAAAGAATCTAGCACCTAAGTGGCTAGAGGGCGATTATGACCTGCATATTGAGGGCAATCGCATGACGATGACGAGCAAGGACGGTAAGAAGGTCGAGACTCGTTGCCATCCTGAGGATGATTGGCGGCTACAGGTCGGTATTGACGAACTGAAGGAAAGAATAGCTGAAGCAAAGAAACCGAGAGAAATTAAGGTTGGGGATATTGTTAAGGTAAAAACGAGTCAGCAATGTAATAGTATGGAGGCAACGAGCTTTTTTAAGGAAAATAATATCCCTGTAGAGCATATTGTTCGTGCCGTTCAGTCCAGTTCTGGCATGGGGAAACCGTCTACCTATAATAAATATCAAGTTTTACATGTTGGGAATTTCTCTGCTAAGAATGGTAAGAAGTGTGCTTTGATTAAAAGCAATATCACAACATGTGAGTATGTTGTTGACTACGATAATCTGAAGTTAGTAGAATGACCGATATGTATGATGAAGTCGTAGAGGCTGTTCTAGGTTATTATGATAATAACCTAGATATTGCGGTAGATTGCCTATTATATCTAGCATCGCTCAAGGATATGCGCCTAGCATATGCGGCAACTAGAGAGCTAGAGGCGATGGAGAGATGTCCCGAATGTGGCTCTAAGCTAGAATCGTATACACATCAGGTTTATCATAGTGAAGTAGATGAGCCGCCATATTACGAGCCAGTGACAGAAGTGTATTGTCCAAGATGCGACATTAGAGTAGGAGGAAATTATGCCTGACGATAAGCTGAAAGAAATTATTGCTGAGAGCATTGAAGGAAAGCTGAAAGAGCATTTTAATCGCGGCCTAATGACAGGATGGGATGCTTGTATTTATGAAATTAGTAAGCAGATTGCGCCTCTAACCTCGGCTAAGGCGATTAAAGACCTAATCAAAGCTAAGGTAGGTGAGGCTGATGGCAGGATGGAGAAAATGAAAGAAGTGTCTACACCAGTAGACAATGAGGATGAGGCTAATAATGGATGATGGCCTGATTCTGTTTATCTTTCTCATTCTATGGATTCTTGTATTATTTTATGAAGTAAAGGATAATCGCCTATGAACAAAGACCACCTAACGCCGCTATGGATTGCAGGAGGCGCAGTTCTGTTTGTAAGCTCACTGTTACCTCTGTGTGGCTCGATTGTAGATTTGGTACAGTCAGTTATTAATGCCAAGATTAACCGAATGTCAATGGAGTTAGAGCTTGATAAAGCAGAACATGAAGCTGCCGCTGAAAAGATTGCGCCTAGCCCTGCTATTACTCAGGCTATAGGGTTCCATGTTCCATCTGAGTCTGATGATGAGGAGGAATATGAATGAGCCGTAGACCTAAGCATATTTATGAAATTCCTTGTATGCGTTGTGATTATCAGCCAAATTGTGACAAATATGTAAAAATCGACCCACGCATGACAGCACAGCGTGATAAAATGTGGAATGACGCTGATTTGAATTGTATGGATTGTGTACTGAGAAATGTGCTAAAGATAAGGAAGGATGGCGAGTTGGCTTAATGGAATGGATTGAAAAAATTGTATGGCATGATGTTGTGACCAGACCGCCTACAGAAGAAGAAATTAGGGAATGGGCAGAATGGAGCGCCAGTGATGATGACCCGCTGACCCGTATGTTTGATTGTGAAATGCCAGATGACAATAGAGATATTCTAGTATTGGGTAAAAGCGGTTATGTATGGCAAGATACCTGTATGGCAGATGATGGATATATTGGTTACAATTCGCTGTATCTTGACAACCATGGGGATTGGGATGACGTAGTAGCATGGGCATATTTGCCTACTGGTAAAAAGGATGAGGAGGCGGCTAATGCCAACTAAATCATCTGAAAATAATACTTGACATTTAGTTGATTCTGTGGTATAATATAATAGAGGTGAGAAGTAGGTGCGCACCTACAATCTTTAAGGGAAGGTTGCTTGTCTCAATCTTCCCTACTCTAATAAATTAAATTCTTAGACAAGGAGAATATTAAATATGAGTAAGTTGAGAGATGTAACGGGACAAAAATTTGGGAAGTTAACCGTCATTGAGAGGGTAGCTTCAAATACGAAAGAAACGAAATGGAAATGTGTGTGTGATTGTGGTAATATAGTAATCCGTGGGTTATCACATTTAACTAGAACTGGTAATCATTCGTGTGGTTGTTTGTCTAAAACAGAACATCCTAATTTTAAAGGCAATGAATGGTGTATTGAAGGCGATGTTGCAGTAGGTAAAGATGCCAGAGGCAATGAATTTTATGTTGATATTGCTGATATGGATGCTGTAAGCAAACATAGATGGAGCGGGCAAGACAAATCATCAAGGCGTGCTTTAGGTGGTATATACTTTTGTGCTAGAATGTCGCGCACTGCTCCAACTGGTAACAAGATGAAGATGTTACAGAATTTCATATGGGAACTACATAATGGTGAAATTCCATGTGGATATAGAGTTGACCATATAAATACAAAACCATATGATAACCGTTATTCTAATCTACGACTAGCTAATAAGAGTGTTAATGCTTTTAACGCCGAAAGAGTGAATAAAGTAAGCAACTGTGGTATTGTTGGTGTTATGAAAATTAAAGATGATGCAAAATATAATGCTGGTAGATACCGTGCATATATTTCATATGGCGGTAAACGTCATGAGCTAGGATGTTGTAAGAACATAGATGACGCAATTATTAAACGGCTCAGAGCAGAACTTGAGCATTTTGGAGAAATTTGTCCAAGTAACAGAGAATTATATAAAGAATATGAGGATAGAGTAAATGGTTAATAAAGGCGTAGTTAAACCATATGTTAAGTGCCTCGGTGCTTCAGCTGTTGGAGTAACGCAATCATGCTATCTTGTTCGTTTTCAAAAATATTGCATCATGCTAGATTGCGGCATTTATCAAGAGAGCGATATTCTTACTAACTACAGACAGAATCAAGCGTTGCTAAAAAAAATTAAGCCAAGGGAGGTAGATTGGCTTATTTTGCATGAGAGTCATGCCGATCACACTTGTCTTGTTCCTGCATTGTATGCTAAAGGATGCCAAGCTCATATCATATGCCCAAAAGGAACTACGGATTATCTCAAGGTGTTGTGGGAAGATTCTTGTAAGATTATGACACAGGATTGCCAAAAGATTACAAACAAACACGGTATTAAAGCTGCTCCGTTATATACTCCTGATGATATTGCGACAGCTCTAAGCAGGTGTATCGAAGTTGAACCATTAACTCAATATAATCTAACGCCAAACATTACATTAACATATTATCCAGCTAATCATATTATCAATTCGTGCCAATTATCACTTGCTATGACACGAGGTTATCAGCGTAAGGTACTAAATTTTACTGGGGATATTGGCGGTAAAACGCCGCAATTCTATCTTGAACCAAGGGTTAATTTGCCATTTTGTGATATATTGCTTGGAGAAAACACATACAATGCCATTGGAAGAAATAACAAACCATATGATAGGCAGAAAGATTTAGAGAAAATTGTAGCTGTATTAAATCAATCCAAGAAAACATTATTTCCTGTATTTGCATTGGGCAGATGCCAAAGTATTCTAACTGTACTATATCAACTATGGAAAGATAGTAAAATACCGCATGATATTCAAGTATATGTAGATTCACCTATGGCACAAAAAATATGTGCGTTATATCCAGATGATGATGAATTATGGGATGAGGTGTATCATTGGGAGAGATTACAATTCGTGCCTGACCATGCAGCTACATTAACATTACAAAATACAAACCCGACCAATCCTATGGTGATACTTAGTTCAGCAGGAATGCTATCCGGAGGCAAGAGTGTATCATGGGCAAAAGCTCTATTACCAGATCATGACGCTCATATTATGTTCTGTGGTTATAGTTCTGAAAACACCCTTGCTTCTAAGATTAGATTCGGAGAGAACAAGATTAACATTGAAGGGGATGTAGTAGAGAATAATGTCAATATCACAGAGATTGTGTCGTTCTCGTCTCATGCTTCTCGTGATGAGTTAATTGATTACTATGTAAATACGTTGCGTTTCAATAAATTGTGCTTAGTACATGGTAATTATGAGAACAAAGTAGAATTTGCTAACACCCTACAAGACGAGCTAATCAAACAAGGCAAATCAAGTAGAGTGATATGTACTCAGCAAGATCAACGAATCTACATTTAGGGGGAGAATATGATAAAATTGATGAAATTGAATTGAAACCACTTAAAGAAGGTGGCACATATATTGTCAAATTTAAAGGCTGTGATGTATATCAGGGCAGACAATGGATGAAGATACTAACAGATAAACTAGCTGGTAGAAACATCACTCTTGTTCCTGAATTTAATCAATGCTTTGAAATTGTTGGTGAAAAAGAAGAAAATTAAATAAACCATCTTGACAACCGCTCTAATCTATGATATAATCCAAGTATCAAATGAAAGGGGCGGTTGTTATTATGACCACTGAAAAACTGTATGATATTATCAAGGCGTGGCATGATTCCTGTAATACTGCTGGGTTGTATCTAGTTGCTAAGGATATGGATACCACACTGAAGCAGCTTGAAACTGATATGCTCATTGAGCAATCAAAGAAATCTGGTACTAAGTCGATTGTAACTGCGGCGAATCGTATCATCAAGAATGCTGAATCGCTCAAAAGATCGTCTGTACTTGAAGGTATGTTTACCAACCAGACAAGAGGCGGATCGATGCTGTATTGCGTATGTGACAGCTTTGTAGCTATTAGATTCAATGAAAAGCCGCTTCTGCCTGAAATTGATAGCAAATATCATGGACAGGAAATGCAGCTTGAGTGGATTGTTAAGCCAATGGATGGAGCTAAAGAAATTGCTCTGCCTGATATTAGCGAACTCAAGGTTTATATCAAGACACATAAAATCAAGGAAAAGAACAATCCTAAGAAAGTGGCTGATTATCTGCTTAATGAGGAATTAAATCTTTGGGTTAATCCGCAATATTTGCTCAATGCTATGGAATGTCTGCCTGATTGTAAGGCATATGCGGCAAATAGAATTAGCCCGATTTATTTCAAAGCTGAAAATGGTGATGGCGTGGTTATGCCGGTGAATCATAAATGAGAGATTGGACTAGCGCGTTTGTTGAATCTCCATTGGCTGGCAATTATAACATTATAGGAAAAGTAAAAATGTTGCAACAAAAGGTTAAACAATATACTGGTGCGTCTGAATGTAATGTAAATTACGATAAAATGCTTGGCGTAATTAAAATACGACCCAAATATACAATCATTTGTCCGCATTGTGGCGCACCGCATAATCCCAATGAAGCAAGATGTGAATATTGTGGCGGTTATATGAAGGAGGAATAAAAAAGATGGAGTATAATATTGGTGATATTGTCAATCTTAGAAATGATGCTGGAGTATTTAAGGTTGAACTAAAGCGGAAGATGGAAACGATTGATGTCATTCGTGGAACAAATGACAAAGACCTGTTCTTTGAGGGGTTCATGCGGCTTGAGGTTCATCAAAAAGATTGCTATCATTATGTAATCACAATGACAAGCCGTGAAGCGTCCGATGAAGATGGCACAATTATTGTTTGTTTACTTAGCACCATTGATGAAACAGTAGAATATTATCTCGGACAGATTGTTCAGTATGAAGAAAAAGAAGATGTATTTGAGTTGATGAAGTGATGAATGAGCCAATTTGGGTAAATTACCATAAGCATACATCTCTAAGCAATAAATGGTTAAAAGATAGTCCACTCTTGCCAATAGATTATTGGAATGAGCTAAAAGCACGCTATGGTGATAAGTCATGTATCTATACCACAGTAGAGCATGGATGGGCCGGTAATTATTTCAAGCAATATGATGACCTAGAAAAATTTAATAAGAAGAACGGCACGAATATCAGATGGATATATGGCGCTGAAGCATATTGGGTAAAAGACAGATACGAATCTGATAGAAGTAACTGTCATATTGTACTATTGGCGCGAACCGATAAAGGACGCAAAGCAATCAATAAGATTCTATCTATTGCAAATAAGGATGGATATTATGCGCGTCCTCGTATCGATCTTGAATTGATTGACCAGTTGCCAATAGATGATGTGATGATTACAACGGCTTGCATCGCCTTCTGGAATAAATACGATGACATAGACGATATTGTTATTCAGTTAGCCCATAAGTTCCCGCATTTCTATCTTGAAGTGCAAGCTCATGATACATTAGCGCAGAAACAATTAAATGAGCATTTGCTATTACCTAAATTTTATGGCATACCGATCATTGCTGGTTGTGATAGTCATGTTATCACTGAATCACAAATGCTTGATAGAGATGAATTGCTCAAATCAGGCAACATCCATTATGAGGATGAAGATGGATGGTATATGGACTATCCAACATATGATGTGCTGTTCGAGCGGTTTAAGCAACAAGGCGTACTGACAGATGGTCAGATTGAATCAGCTATCAATAATACCAATGTGCTGTTTGAATTTGAGGATATTAAGCTCAACCGCTCATTGAAAGTGCCTGTTATAAAAGAGCTGCGCAATAAAACACAAGAAGAACGTAATCATATCTTTGAGCAGATTCTTAAAGATGAATGGTTCTTGCAAAAAGCTGATATTAACAAAGATAAGTTGCAACAGTATTATCAAGAGATTAAGCATGATATAGGTGAGATAGAGGCTTGTAATATGGCTGATTATTTCATCTTGTCTTATATGGTAATGAAGCGCGGGCAAGAACAATATGGTGGCATCTTGACTCCATCAGGGCGTGGCTCTGCTGTCTCTATGTATCTCAATAAGCTTTTGCGCCTTACTAAGGTTGATAAGGTCAATAGTCCTGTCCTTATGTATTCAGAACGATTCTTGACTAAAGAGCGTGTCTTAGATAGCCATACGCCACCTGATATTGATAACAATGTCAGTGACCGTCAACCATTTATTCAGGCACAGCGCGACCTAGTAGGAGAACTTGGAACATATGACCTATTAGCTCTTGGTACGCTTAAGTTCAAAGCTGCGTGGAAGATGTATGCTAGAGCATATAATGTCGAGCCTGAGACAGCTAATGAAGTAAGTAAGCAGATTGACCGATATGAAACAGCCAAAAAACACGCTGAAGATAGTGAAACGGTTGATATTCATAAATATATCGAGCCGAAATATCAAGAGCTGGTAGATGGATGTAAGAAATATCTAGGCATTTATGATACTGCAAAGGGGCATCCCTGCGGTTGCTTATGCTATGAAGGCGACATTGAATCTGATATCGGAATCAGCTTGTGTAAATCTGAAGCAACAGGCAAAGAGGTGCTTGTAGCCAATATTGAATCAGGCACGATTGATGCTTTTGGTTATCTTAAGCAAGATTATCTTATTGTTGATTCAATCGGCTTGACATATGATATTTATAAAGATGCTGAAATCGAGCCGTTTACTGTCAACCAGCTTCTTGAAAAAATTGCGCATGATGATGCAACATGGCAGATTTACGCTGATGGATATACACAATGCGTCAATCAGTGTGAACAGCCAAGGTCAACCCAAAAAGTAATGCGATATAAACCAAAGAATATTGCTGAGTTGACTCAGTTCATAGCTGCAATCAGGCCGTCTTTTCAATCTATGTATCAGACATTTGAGCAACGGCAGCATTTTGATTATGGTATAAAGGCGCTTGACGATTTGCTTCAAGATGAATACTGCTCATCATCATTCATTCTATATCAGGAATCTCTAATGAAAGTTCTTGGGTTTGCTGGGTTCCCTATGTCTGAAACATATACTATTATCAAGGCAATCAGTAAGAAAAAGGATTATATCATTAAGGATGCAAAGCCTAAATTTATCAAGAATTTTGCTCAAGCCATTCTTGATACTGGTGAAACGGATGATGATAACAAGGCACATGAGCTTGCTGATAAGGTATGGACGATTATTGAGAATAGCGCCGCATATGGCTTCAATTCAGCTCATGCTTATTGTATGGCTATTGATAGCGTAACGATTGCTTATCTCAAAGCGCATTATCCACTTGAATTTTATAAGTGTGTCCTTCAGAGATTTACTGATAAGGGCGAAAAAGACAAAGTTGCGCTTATCAAGCAAGAGATGTTAAAGCGCGGTTATAAGCTCAAAGATATTCAATTTGGTGACGACAACAGAGAATTTAATATAGACCGTGCTAACAACTGTATAGTACAGACTATGGCATCTATTAAGGATATGCCTAAGAGCGCACCAGAGGCACTATATGAGCTTGGAAAATCTGATATAAAGAATCGCGCCGCTCTATACCAAGCACTTATGGACGACCCCAGAATCAATAAGAAAGCCATTGAGATTCTATTCCGCCTTGGATATTTTAATAAGTTTGCTCAACCCAATCGGCTCATTACTGAATATGAGATTTATCAAAAATATATTTCAGCAAAGGTATTGACAAAATCATCATTTGATGATATAATGATAGATGCAATTAGACCGTGTTGTGGCAAAGAAACCGAGAAGCAATTTAGAGAGATTGACAATAAAGCATTGATAACAGCTTTAATTAAGCAAGCTAATATCAAGCCAGCTACTATTGTTGATCGTATCAAATGGCAACTTGAATATCTAGGATATTGCACAGTAAATGACCCCAATTCAGACCCTAATGATTGGCTAGTGCTAGAGGTGAAAACAACAGGATATGGCACAGTTTATTGTACGCTATACAACCTGTGCTATGGAGCAGAACGCACATATAGGGCTAATAAAAAATTCTGGACAAATCATCAATTATCAAAGGGTGATGTTATTAGAGCTGTATTACAAGAAAAAAATAAAATGAAAAAGGATGAAAAGGGTGAATGGGTAGTATTATCGGAAACTTATCGGGAGATGAAAGTATGGAAGAAATTGGAGTAAAACGAGAAAAATTGCTCGATGCAATTCAAGGTAGACTCACAGCTGGGAATAATGTTGTAAATACACTACTATTATATTTTCCAAATGAATCATCTGAATATCTTATCAAATTTTGGAACGATGTGGCTGATGCCGTTGTAAAAGATTACAGAGATTTTTGTTGTGGAATATTTGGAAATCCCAAGGAGGTGTAAATAATGGATGCTGTTGAATTTTTCAAAGAAGCGAAAAGATATTGCGGGTGGTGCAAAAACACCACGCAAGATGGCAAGAAACGATTATGCGAGGTTTGCTATTTCGAGAAGCTGAATGACATATTCGACCTTCATCCAATGGCATACCATAAATTCGTTGAGACGGTCGAGCAATGGGCAAAAGAACATCCTATAAAAACAAGACAGAGTGAATTTTTGAACCAATGGCCGGATGCTGAGATTGGTGATGACGGATTTCCAAGCGTTGCTCCGTGCCAGCTTTATAAAGACATGGAAGAAAAGGATGAAAATGGAGTTTGCTGTAAAAACTGTGGATGTGCTGAATGTCGTCGTGATTTTTGGCTAAAAGAAATTGAATGAGAATAAGGAGGATTAAGTAAGTAAATGGGCGTAGCAGTTCTTATTTTAGGTGAAAGTGGCTCTGGTAAGTCAGCGTCACTTAGAAATTTCAAGCAAGAGGATGTTGGTATCCTGAATGTAGCATCTAAGCCGTTACCGTTCAGAAATGTAAATAAGTTACAGAGTATGAACAAAGCAACATACGCCAGTATCAAAGGCGCGGTATGTAGCGGCAAGAAGCTAAGTTGGGTCGTAGATGATGCTCAGTATCTTATGGCATTTGAGAGCTTTGATAAAGTGAATGAAGTCGGTTATGGCAAGTTTACGACGATGGCTAAAAACTATGAAGATATGTTGCGTGTCGTTCAAGAAGATACAAGTCCTGACACGATTGTATATATCATGCAGCATATTGATACTGATGAAAATGGCAAGGTAAAGGCTAAGACACTAGGCAAGATGCTAGACCAGCAGCTTACCGTAGAAGGATTGTTTAGTATTGTCCTGCTATGTAAAGCAGATGAGCGCAAGCATTATTTTATCACACAGTCTGACGGCTCGAATCCATGCAAGTCGCCAATGGGCATGTTTGATTCTCTTGAGATTGATAATGACCTAAAAATGGTTGATGATACAATCAGAGAATATTATGGACTAAGAAAGGCAAGCGCGCCAAAGGCTAAATCTACTACTCCAGCTAAAAAAGCTGAGTAAAAATATAAACAATCTATTTATTAAAATCAAATTAAAGCGAGGTTAAATTTACTATGAAGCGAATCGAAAATTGGGAGAATATTCAGGAAAGCACATCTTTTAAGCGTCTAACTCCGAATGGCTATATTGTTAAGCTACTCAACATTGAAGATCATCCTGACAAGGAATATCTCAAGATTTATTTTGATATTGTAAAGGGTGATGATAAGGGTTATTTCAAGAAGCAGTATGATGGTGATACACGCAAGGAGCGCAAGTGGCCTAATGCTGGCACATTCATCCGCTCTTATAAGGATTCTGCGGCATCTATGTTTAAGGGCTTCGTCAATGCTATTGAAAAGTCCAATAAGGGCTATCAGTGGAATTTTGATGAAAAGACGCTTGTCAATAAGGTCATTGGTCTAATCATTGCAGATGAACAGTACCAGAATCAGAAGGGTCAAGTTCGTGTCCGTAACTATGTCGCGGCTGTTCGTTCTGTTGAAACTATTGAAAAGGGTGAATATGAAATTCCTGCGCTCAAGGAGCTAACCACCACTAAGACAACAACTACTCCTGCTAATGACCCAATTCCTGATTTTGGTGATGTGTTCAATACTACGCCTACTGATACGCCCACTCCTGCGGAATCAGAAAATCCGTGGGATGATTCTGACGAGAATCCATTTGGCTGAGATTAATTATGGATAAAATTCTACATGTCAATTTCATTACTGTGAAAGACCGTTGGGGTGATGTATGCGGCCACAAGCTCAACTCACCAGATTCAGAGAAATTTGCATTTACCGCATATAATCTATGTGAATGTCCAGAGGATGCAACGGTTTATCGTGACTTGTTCAATGGCGATGATTATTTAGACGCGATTCAACTTGGCATGGAATTAGCTAAAGAAGGCTATACTTCTATTGAAGTAAGCGATAGCGAAGAATCTTAAAAATATTAAAGGCGGGGCTTGACAATCCCGCCTTTTTATCATATAATAGCTGTGAGGTGATGAATAGATGAAGTTAAGCATTGACAATATTGATAAAGATGTTGAGAATTTATTTGAATATTATAGACAAACAGGATTCCCGAACTATAATAAATCAAAATATACTCTACGAAAAGAAATTGATAAGCTAATAAACACAAAGAATTGTATTGATGAAAGAAATAAAATTATAAGGCAATCTATGGTTGGATGTGGCATTCTGTGGACATATTTCCCCCATTGGATTGATGTTAGGTGTAATGATTCACCGTCTATTTCAGATGTGTGGAATGATGATGAAAAGCTAAAAGCTCTTATTCGTAAAACATACTTGTGGAAGCTAAGGCATAATGAACTAAATTGGACAGATAATCGCATTAGGCAAAATGCTAAAGTTTATGGGGCAAAACAAAGCGTCAGCAATTTTAGACCAACGGTGGCGCGAGATATTTATAATAAATTTGGCACAAATAATGCAAAAGTTCTTGATATGTGCAGTGGATTTGGTGGTAGATTGCTTGGGTTTGCGGCATCTAATTGTGCTGAATATGTTGGGACAGACCCAAGTACAAAAACGTATAATGGACTTATTGAACTTGCGGCAGATATTAAACAAATCTTATCAGATAAAAAGATTACAATTTATAATCAACCATTTGAGGGTTTAGATGTGCCGCAAGACTATTTTGATATTGCTTTCACATCACCTCCATATTTTAATACGGAAGTATATTCCAATGAATCAAACAATAGTTGTAACCGCTATCCTACATATAAAGAATGGCTATATGGATTTCTTAAACCCATGATTTCTAAGGCGGTTTTGTCTGTAAAGCCGGGAGGATATATCATTATCAATATTGCAGATGTAAAAAATGCGCCGTCTTTGTCAAAAGATTGTTATAAACTAATGGAACAATGTTCCGCTAATATTAACATTGATATGTACTATATGGCGTTAAGTAGCATAGCTGGCAAAGGCGTAAAATATGAGCCAGTATTTATTATGAAGAAATAATTAAAGTAGGTGATGATGCTTGAATAGATTTCTATGTGTGGCTCAACTGCAAGAGCTGCGAATTGACTTATATCAGACCCATATGAAAGCCAAATTCAGCGTCATCACCAACAATCAATGCCTCACCATGAGCCAAACACTAAGCCGCAAATGGAACGAGGCGCAAATCAAATCATGGCTTGCTATGGCGCAATATATCCATCCACGAATAGACAGCTATATATATGTCAAAAACAAACATTATTATACAATGAGAGGATACGATATACCTACTAAGCTATTGGTATCAGGTAATATCAATGAATGGAAAAAATCATTGTATTATAATGTACAATATTGCCGTATAGTTGAAGATAATGTGGCTGATAGCATGAATATAGAAATGGATGGGCAATGGCTGGATTCGAGCCGATTCTTGAATATATGTGGCGATTCACCTAGGGTGTTTACTATCAAGCGTCCTGAAGGCTGTGAAGGCTGTATATGCCGATTGCGGCTTGAATATGATGCAGGATATAGTATAGAGAAAAATCGGATAATAACGCATCCTAGCGGTCTTAGAGTGGTTGATTGCAAGAGAACAGATGCAGCTATGAGTCAAGAAGAAATTGATAAGTGGATGTTAGAATATGATATAATTTCCTCTTGACAAATCAATCAACATATGCTATACTTGGATTATCAAAGAGATGGAGGTAATAAATATGAAAACGTGGCGCGTTTGGTTTAATTATTGGTTTAATGGGTGTATTATGGAACATAGTACATTGATATGGGCTAATAGCTATGATGAAGCCATTACAAAAGCCCGTGAACTGGATGTTAGATACTGCGCTGGTCAGGTTGTAAGTGAATGAGCAAGCCACCTACAATTAAATGCCGACAATGTGGTAAATCAACGCTAAAACAAGATGCAATCGAATATAAGCCTAAATTCTATTTCTGCTGTGAGCAATGTAAACAGGATTATATCAATGCTCATGCCATCAAGCCCAAACCAGAATCAAAAGATGATAGGCGCAAATTGCTGGATTATATACGCCAAGTCGTGCCTGATACCAATATGCGGCTTGTAGGAATCCAGCTTGCTCAGTTAATGAAAGATAATCCTGATATGACATATGGTGGTATTGCTTATACTATCAGATATATCCATAAGGAGCAAGGATTGGATATATCAAAATCGCCGCTTGGACTAGTCAAGTATAAGTATGATGAATGTAAAAAATATTATACTTGGCTAAATCAGGTAAGGCAGAATATACAGCAATGGCAAGCTGAAGATGGTGTTGAGACGATTGTTAAAAGAAATGATGAGGAGGATGTGTTTGGGTGAGTAGCAAACATTATGTTGACAAGGATGATATTACATTTGATACAGAAGTTGAATGGGGAAATGATAGATGTGGAAGGGTTGTTGATTTTTATGAAACAGCTGTTGATATGTATTTAATTATATGTCCATACGACGCTCCTGATGAATGTGTACTTATCCCCAAATCAAACGTTGAACCGTATATCTATAGATAAGGATTTGATTAGATGAAACATAAAATGATTGGATGCTCTGAAGAATGCTTGAAATTTGCCTGTTGTAATTTCTGTATGTGTGCTCACCATGGATTTTTCTTTGCTAAAGACGGAGACATTGTTTGTGGTGGATTAGTAGGATGTGGATTACATCGCGACGAAGAACATCAAAATATTGCTATCGGCTGTGGATGTTGTCCTGATTTTCATTGCTTTAGAGTTGCTGACTTTAGAGTTAATAAAGATAATATGGTTGTGAAGGAGATTGATGATGATGAAATGGCATAAAGTGAGTGACGAATTGCCTCCAATTAAAAAACCTGTGTTTGTTGCGATGCCAGATTATTATGACCAGTACAACGAGAAGTTTGTTTATGTTATGAAATATAATGAAAACGGATGCTGGGAATATTATGATGGCGGGACAGAATATATTGGCGCATCAGATATTGACCGTTGGGCATATATTGAATTGCCGGAGGAATAAGAAATGGAATATGATTATAATGAGGCACTAAGATGGGTGTTCTCAAATATCATGTATGAATCTGATCCAGAGGTGCTTTGTGCTATCGTAGATGCCCTTAATAAGCAGTTACCAGATAAACCCTATTATCGTAAAGAAGAAGATACAGAGGGATGGGCTTGTCCTAATTGCGATATGGGCGTAGAGCATGACCATGGTAGGATTAAGGATACATATTGTCACAGTTGCGGACAATTGTTAGATTGGGAGGATGTATAATGTGTCTATATAAAGATGGTGCTAAATGCACCGCTCCTGATACAGATTGCCCGCATTGGCAAGGCACATTCTGTGAATTAGATGAATCGAGCAAGGAGGAATAAACTAATATGAGAAACGAAACGCTAAATGCTAAAATTACAGAAACTAAGCTGGGCGAAGATCATGGCTGTCTAACAGCTTATATTTTTGTTGAAGGTGCTGGTTGGGGTGGTGGTATGGGCGGCTATTGTCTCGACCATTGGTGTAATGAAGCTGGACATTATGGCTCATCCGATGGATATGGTGCTATCATTGAGTTGATGAAAACGCTTGAGGTTGATAAATGGGAAGCCCTAAAGGGTAAATATGTGCGAGTTCATGTAGATGAGCATAACACGATTGATAAAGTTGGTCATCTAATGAAAGACAAATGGTTTAGCTTCAAAGAATATGTTGAAAAGGTAAAAGAAATTAAGGGTATGATGGAGGAATAATCATTGCTCTATGACCAAAATTCTGTTAGGCTGCTATTGGGTTGTTTGCTTATCAAACCTTCTCTTGCTATCTCTGACAAATACCCATTGAGCCGTGATGATTTCACGGTCGATTTTCACCTCAGATTGTGGCAGGGCTGTGTTGCTCTGGCTAAACGTGGAGCTGAATCTATATCTGCATTAGACCTATATATGCTATGTAAGAACAATAAGCAAGTAGAGGATATATTCAAGCTAAATCAGTTAGATGATTTCATTGATACAGTCAAGCAGCTTGCTAATGTAGGAAATTTTGAGGTCTACTATAACAATGTGCGTCGCGCTACATTACTCCGTTCATATAAAAACGCTGGCTACAACGTAGACAAATTTGAACAAGATGATAAAGCAACTATAGAGGATATAGTACAATATTTTGACGCACAGCAAATAGCTATAAAGAAGCAATTCTATAAAGATAAAGATATAGATGAACTAAAAGCTGGTGATGGATTTGAAGCGGTCAAAGAGGGCTTTAAGGAAGAGCCGCTATTTGGCGCAACGACCTTTAGTGAATATCTAAACACGGCGGCTAGAGGTTGGATTCCGGGGCAGCTATCTATCTATTCAGTCGGCTCAGGTGTTGGTAAGTCAACCATCGGCTTGGCTAATCTAGTGCAAGTATGCTGCCCTAGAATATATGATGTAGATAAGGAGCAATATATAGATAATCCATGTTATCAGCATAAGGCTGGCTTATATCTCCAATTTGAGATGGCTGGTGATACTGAAATCACGCCTAAGATTGTGGCTACAATTAGCGGCGTACCATGCTTTAGTATCTTGAATGGGCGGTATGAAGAAGGCGAAGAAGAACGTGTAGATGAGGCTATTAAAATCCTGCATGAATCCAAACTATATATCGTCACTATGCCTAATTATACTGTTGATTTGATTGAATCGTATGTAAAAGATTATGTAGTCAACAAGCAAGTAGGCTATCTCTGTTATGATTATATCGTTGAATCCTCATCTGTATCAAGCGACTTAGCTAAGAAGAATGGTGTATCTACTCGTTCAGATCAGGTGCTATCTGGTATAGCAAGTAAGCTCAAGGATTTAGCTGTTGAATATAATATAGCCGTCTTGACATTTACTCAGGTCAATGCCAATGCTATGACACAGGAAATTATGGATAGCGGCGTTGCGGCTGGTTCAAGAGCGATTCAGAATAAGGCTGATGTGGCTGGGGTAATCATGCCATTGCGCCGTAAAGAGCAAGAGATAGCTGATATGATGATGGAGAAATATCCTGATAAGGTAAAGCCAAATAGATGCTTATCCGTCTATAAAATGCGCTTTTCACAGGTTGAGCAAGGTATTAAGATATATTTTAATCTTGATTTGAATACGGGTCGAACGAAAGATTGTTTTGTAACTACAAAATTTGACAATCCCTATCAGCTTCAAAAAACAAGGATGGTGTATGCTAAATGATAAAAGATGTAATTGATGAACTAATTCAATATGTTGAATTTTGTACATATGCTGACATAACCGAAAGGATGAAGGCAGAAGCTGATATTAAAACAAGATATGATAGTAAGTTTGTTGATGAAATAAAAGCCGCTATGGATAAAGCTATAAATTATTGTTCGGACGAATTACATGTTAGTATTTTTAATGATTGCTGTGATGTATTTGAGCTTGACGATAAAGAAAGAAAAGAATTGATAGAGAGTATGCAAAATGAGTGAACTTGAATTAGCCAAAGATAAGAACGATGAATCTTGGCGCGAGTTTTATTTACGCAATCCTGACATTTTTATTGAGCAATATTTCAATGTTAAGTTATTATGGTATCAAAAAATCTTGTTGAAAGGAATGGTAAGAAATGCAAAACAATGCAAATCGTGTAAAAATGCTACAACTATGTGCCAAAGATATTGCCGCCAATGCAGATAAGTTATTGGTTGATGTACCATATTCGCAAGACTGTGATATTGTGATTGGGCTATATCATGATGATGTACCATTTGTCAAAGTGGTGCAGAGATATGTGCCAGAGGAAATTGTTAAGTGGTATCAGGAGAAGAACTAAATGACGAGAAAAGATTGGACTGTAGGTGAATATAGTGTGCGCCCTGCTGGTAAGCCAGACGAATGTTTTTATTGTGGCGCTAAAGTAGGTGAACAACACAAGTCGAATTGCGTAATCAGAGAAAAGACCATTGTAACTCGTATGATTATTGATTTTGTTGATGATGTTCCTGAGCATTGGACTGAAGATCAAATCAATTTCAAATACAACAACTCGTCATGGTGCGCCGATAACGTTTTGCAGAAATTAGAAGAACGCAGTAACTTCCGTTGTCTATGCGACGTTGCATCTTTTGAATATCTTCGAGATGCAACTGAGGAAGATGAAGAAAAGTGGGGCGTTGTCAAGGTTAATGAACTTGAAGAATGATTGATATCACATCTCTTAAATCCCAGCTAACAGATGACCGCATCATAGAGCTAATGGATGCTATGGGTGCGTCATTGATGAGGGCTGATAGCAATAATCTGATATTCGGCTCAATTTGTCATTGGGGTGCTGATTGGGATAAACATAAGCCAAAATTATGGTATTATATAGAATCTGGCTCATTCCACTGTTGGAGTTGCGGCTTTTCAGGAGATGCTATCTCTCTAGTTCAGCACGTCAAGCATCTTGACTTCAATCAAGCTGTATCATATATCTGCTCTGCCCTGCATCTTCAAGTGGGGCAAATAGAGCAAAATGAGCAGCTTGATAATTGGGCTGAATTGCGTCGATTCTTACCTAATGCTGAGCCAGAACCAGATAAGCTCTTAACATATGACAAGTCCATATTATCCCTGTTTGACCATTTATATCCGCAAGAATGGCTGGATTATGGTATTTCAGCGGATATACTTGATAAATTTAGTATAGGATGGTATGCACGTCAGGCGTGTATTTCCATACCTGTCGTGTTTAATGGTCAACTAGTAGGAGTAAGGGGAAGATATACAAGAGAGCAGGATGTTGCTAAAGGCAAATATAGACCAATATGTACGCTGGATGGACAGGTGTTAAAGCTGGCAACGTCACAAGTCATGTATGGCTATGACCAAAATAAAGCCGCTATCAGCAAGTGTAAGAGCGTTATATTATTTGAAGCTGAGAAATCTTGTTTAAAAGCTGCGTCAAAAGGAATAAATAATACATTGGCTGTGTTTGGGTCAAATGTGTCTAAGCAACAAATACAACTGTTGTTAGAGCTTGGTGTAAATGAAGTAACGATTGGTTTTGATTCAGATTTTATTGATACCAAAGGTGAAGATTTTAGATTTTTCGTAGCAAAGATAAAAAAGATTGCACATCGTCTCACTCCATATTTCACAATATTTTGCGCTTATAACAATCAAGGATATGATGGATACAAATACAGTCCAATGGATTTTACGGACGAACAGATGAAAAAAATTTTTGAAAATCGTGTAAAAATATCTTGACAAATATATGTGATTGTGGTATAATTAGAATAGAGGTAGGATAAGGTGTACAACTTATTTCTTTTGAAAGCGTAGTGCCTACTCTCTACGCTTTACTCTATATAAGAATCTTTTAGTAGGAAAGGATAATAAAATGAAAGAAATTTGGAGAGATATAATTATTGACGGAGAGGATTATTCTGGATGGTATCAGGTTAGTAATTTTGGAAGAGTTAAAAGCTTAGATAGAATAGTGACACGAAGCGACGGAATAAAGTGTCGTTATGAAGGAAAAATCTTAACGCCGAATAAGGATAAAGATTCTTATTTACTGGTGAGAATAAGAAACGAAAACAAGCAGACATTAAAAAGAGTCAATCGCCTTGTAGCGACTGCATTTCTGCCAAATCCAGACAATTTACCGCAAGTAGCTCATATTGACGGTAACAGACAAAATAATATCGTTACTAATTTAAGATGGTCAACGATAAAAGATAATGTTAATGACCCATTAACATTAAAAAGGATGTCTGATTCAATGTCTGGCAAAAATAATCCAAGGGCAAAACCGGTCATATGTGATAATATTGTATTTGATTGCATCTTAGAATGTGCGAGGTATCATGAAGTACCAATGCCAACAATGAGCTGGTGGTTAAACCACCCAAATGTAATGCCGGAAAGATTTAAGAAATTGGGCTTATCTTTTATATAATAATCAAGGCTATGATATGTATAAATGCAATATGATGGATATGCCATATGAACAAGCAATGAAATTATGGGAAAGTAGGGTAAAAATATGAGAACACCATGTAAATATTCACATGAAAGCCGGTATGATAAATGTATAGACGGCGAAATTCGCGAGGTTATACTTAATGAGTGCTGGGCTACAAAGCAACCATTTGTGTGTGACGATAAATGTAGAGAGACGTGCGGTATATATGAACCAGCCAATAAAGACAAGGTATTAAAATGGCTCAATGCAGGATACTCTGATGAATGGTATGGTGTTGTTTGTAAATGCTCGAGATGTGGTGCCGAAGTATGTGGATGTGATGCCCGTAACTATTGTCCTAATTGCGGGTACGAATATAAGCCGTGGGATGGCAAAATCCTATAAATTTAATACTTGACAAATCAACCTCTTTATGATATAATTGCTATATCAACAATAAGGAGGTTGAGTTTATTATGATTGAATGGCATAAAGTAAAGGATGAATTGCCGCCATATGAAGTTGATGTACTAGTGTGTGATTCTTTATCTGGCTACACAGATGTATATGTTGCGTGCTTAGAAAAAGATGACGATGCAGAAGATGGATTTATTTGGTTAGGCACTGACGGGTCTGTTGGCGACGCATTGTATGATGACCAGTGGGCATATATCAACTTGCCAGAAAAGGATGGTGAATAAATATGATTGAATGGTACAATGCAAAAGACAAGTTACCGCTATACGATATGCCAGTTTTTGTTGCTAGTAAATGTGGTGAAGAATACCCAGAAGCCATCATGTTCGTCATGGAAATGATCGCGTGGGAAGATGATTGTAATATGTGGAAGAGCGCATACGACGGTACAGTATCACCAATCTATGATGATGACCGTTGGGCAATTATCAATCAACCAAAGATTGAAAAGGATGGTGATTTAGATTAAAATTCATCCACTACTTGATTCCCTTAATAAAACCACATTTCTAAGGGAATATTTATCCGCTTGTGGTATAGCCAATGTTGACGCATATCTAAATCCTGATAGCATCGAATATCAATCACCTAATATGTATAAGAATATGGATGTGGCTGTTGATATGTTTAAGTATGCTAATGATAATATTCAGATTGGTATTGTTGCCGATTCTGATGGGGATGGCAACTTGTCAGCAGCAATCGCATATTTGCTATGTAAGGAATTTGGTAAGAAAGAGCCGGTTGTACTATTTCATTCTGGAAAGCAACATGGGATTCAGGACTTGATGCAAGATGTTATTGATGCACACATTGACTTTCTTATCTTGCCCGATTCAAGCTCTAACGAGAACGACGCTTGTTTAGAGCTTGAACAGCATAAATGCACCTGTCTTGTTCTTGACCACCATATTATTGAACAAGAAAATAAGCACGCTGTCGTAGTCAATCCGTATAGTAGTGTTATTATTCCACCAATGCCAGATGACCAACTTGAGCTGGTTGAGCGTATTTATAATGGCGTTAAGGTCACATATACTTGTAATACCGACATTAGCGGCACAGGTGTTGTAGAAAAATTTGCTTGTGCGCTCGGCTCGACCCAATCTTTCAAAGACCTAGTAGCCGTTAGTCTAATATCTGATATTTGCAGCTTGCGTTCACCTGAGAACCGTAAATATGTATATGACGGATTGACTAATCCAACCAATCCATTCATCAAATATTGCCTAGAGCATTGTTGCAATCGTGGCGTTAATCCAGAGGGTGTGGCATTTGGTATTGCGCCTCTTGCTAATGCGCTTGCTCGTAGTGATGACCAGTCTGCTAAACGTCTATTCTTTAATGCGCTGATTGGTAAGATTGAGCCAGAAGCCGCTGTAAAGGCTATGAAAGCCGTAAAGTCCAAGCAAGATTATCAGGTCAAGAAGGTCGTAGATAAGCTGTCAGATGGGCTTGATACATCTCATAAGGTTATTATTGGCTTTGGCGAACCTGAGAATAAATCCTATTTAGGACTTGTAGCAAATAAATTCTGTGGTAAATATAATAAACCCACATTCCTGTTGAGAGAGCTAAACAGCACAACATGGTCTGGCTCGATGCGCAGCCCTATTGATTTACTTGAAACTATCAATGAATCAGGATTGGCTAAATGTCAAGGTCATGATGCCGCTGCTGGTATCACAGTCAAGAAAAGCAATCTCAAGCGATTTGCGCGGTTCTTAGATGGGCTTGATTTGGACGTAGAGCCAGATATTGAAGTGGCGGCTCAAATCGAGCCTAATAATATCACACGCAATCTTGCAAATGTGTGTGTAGAAAATAATATCCTGTGGGGTAAGGATGTAAATAAGCCGTTATTCCATTGTACTTTAACAACTCCGCAGATTTATGTATATCGTAATCGCTCAACTACTGTCAAGCTGATTCAGGACGGCATTGAGTTCATCAAATTCTTTGTTAGTAATGAAGAATCAAGCCAATTTGAATCAGCTCAAGGTAAATCCATAGAAGTGGTAGTATCGCTTGGATTGAATGAATATAATGGGCAGATTAAGCCCCAAGCCATCATTGAGCGATATGAAATTATTGATAAACCAAAAGAAAATGAAATTGATTGGGAGGCGATTTTTAATTGATTTATCTTGAATATGCTGCAACTAATCCATTCACCAAATATCCATGTAGCAAATATGGTCAATTTCTTAACCCTAATGCCAATTATGCCTATAAGGAGCAAAAATTACTTGATGATTGTGCAAATAGGGTAAAGTCGGCTATTGGTGCAAAGAGCGGCAAGGTTGTATTTGGCGGCACAAGTAGTCAGCTGATTGAGAATTTGATGAACGCTATTGATGATGCTAATGATATTTTTCATTGGGGAGATAACCAATATATGACTCTTGGCTCTTATGTAGAGCATGATTCTTTTAACAGATATATTGGGCATAGATGCACAGATTTAAAGAATTTAGATGAATGGCTGTCTTATTATAGTGATGTTCAGACTTTTGTGCTATGGCAGGGTATTAATAACCTAACAGGCGAGATTTTCCCCGTTGTAGATATTGGTAATGCTTGCCATAAGCATAATGCTTTCTACATCTGTGATATGACTGCAATGATTGGGAAAGTCCCAATTCCATCCAATATTGACCAGTGGTGTGATTGCGCCGTGTGGAGTGGACACAAGCTAGGTACTGAGGGCGGCATTGGTGCTATGTGGCTATCTGATAAATTTAATGAATGGCTAGGTGATTTTAAGATACATGGCACACCTAATCTAGCTGGCGCTATGGCTATTGCTGATGCTACTGAAGATGCTTGTAAGAACGCAGAAGAGCACGAAGCAAGAGCATATGAACTATACAAATATATGCTTGATAAATTCACTGATAATGGCATTCATGGTTCTGTTGTTAATAATGCGTTGAAACCTGACAAGTCAAATGCAAATGAACCAGCACATAGCGCATTTGCTATCAATGCCATTATGTTTGATGATATTAACGCTGATAGCTTACAACAGTATCTATCATCTAAGCAAATCTATATTGGCATTGGCGGCTCTGCTTGTTCAAGCCTACATGATTTCAGGGTGCTTAATGCTTGTGGCTTAACCAACGATGAAGCAAGCCATGTTGCTAGGGTGTCGTTTGGCGATGAAACAACAGAACGTGATATTAACGAATTTGTAAATGCTTTGGTGGATTATAAGGAGAAATTTGTAAGATGAGTCATACAAAGGAAGATTTGAAAGAGCTGCAATCTAAATCTCTTGAAGAAAAAATCCAGATTAGTATGGGCCGTATTATTGAATGGTATGAACATTGGGATGGAAAGGTATATATTTCAAACTCAGGTGGCGTTGATAGTACAGTATTAAGTGATTTGGTACATCGGACTTATCCAGATGTTCCAGATGTCTATTGCGATACAGGGCTTGAATATCCTGAATTACGCGATTTTATTATGAGCAAGCCAAATGTTATTGTATTAAAGCCAGCGCTCTACGATAGAAAAATGAAAATATGGCATCATGTCTCATTTGCTAAAGTCATTGAAAAATATGGCTACCCAATTATTAGCAAAGAGCAAGCTGCATTTATTCAAGAATATAGGACAGCTAAGAGCGAACGGCTAAAGCAAATTCGGCTTAATGGAAATAAATATAACCGTGGTAAAATCTCTAAAAAATGGCTCAAGTTTATTGAGCCATCTTGTTACATTCCAGTAAGTGACAAATGTTGTGATATAATGAAGAAAAATCCATCAAAGCGATTTGAGCATGAAACGGGCTTACATCCATATATCGGCACTATGACAGATGAAAGCGCCCAACGTGAATCGAATTGGCTCAAGTTTGGTTGTAACGCATTTGACAAGGATAGACCAACCAGTAATCCATTATCGTTTTGGACTAAATCAGATGTATTACATTATATAGTCAAATATAATATCCCTTATGTCAAAGAAATTTATGGTGATATTGTAGAAAAAGGTGGCACATATACTACAACCAAACAAAAGCGTACAGGTTGTATCTTTTGTGGTTTCGGTTGTCACCTTGAAAAAGAGCCAAATAAATTCCAAATATTAGCCACTATCAATCCTCAACTCTACGACTATTGTATGCGTGGCGGTAAATATGATGAATTAACTAGTATGTGGATTCCTGATAAGGGACTTGGTATGGCTAAGGTGTTAGACTACATCAATATCAAATGGTGGAATGATGGCGATGAAACCAAGCGAGATGAATATAGGGCAAAGTATAAGGAGAAAGAAGAAATTGAGCAGAGCAGAAAGAAATCGTCGCAAACGGACGGAGCATCCTCTAAAATATGCACCTATTAAATGCCAAAATTGCGGCTTAATGGTAGATGAAAAATATGTAGTTGACATAAATTCTACTTGTCCTGTTTGTGGCAATGAGCTATTTGCAGAATTAAAGAAAATGATTGAAAAATAATTAAAATAGGGTATTGACAAAACCTCCTGTTCATGATATGCTTGATTTATCAAAGAACAGGAGGTTGTTTTAATTATGAAAATCTGGATTCATCAAACTGAATCTTATCCCACGCTTAACGATCTTAGAAAGAATTATCCCGTGCTCAATGAATATGAATTGGATGAAAAGCAGGATAAGTGCAGAAATATCAGACCGTATATTCGCATCAATTCTTTGAGGCAACTCGTTAATTTGAGCCTCGACCTTCATCAGATGCTTATCATCGACACTGAAGGCTATGAACCGGCCATTGAAATCTATGACGCTTGGAGGGAATCATAAATGCAAGACGTATTAACCTATGAAGCGTGGTTAGATGCTGTATGTCATATTTGTAATAGCTTGTTGAAAGCAAATGTAAGCGTAACAGGTAATAACGAATTTAAGGTGACGGCTACAAAATATCGTTGGATTACATTTGTTGATTGTACCGGATTTGAAGCAATGTACAACGAAGGCTGGGAACCAGCGTTTGGTGCAACCAAGCTGATGGAGATTATTATTGATAGATGGGAACAATTATTGGTTGAGGAGGATGCCAAATAAAGTACGTTGGAAGTAAGAACCGCCTGAGTAAACAAATCGCGCCTATTATCCAGTCATATATTGACAATATGTCTGATTGCCATGGTTATTTAGAGCCGTTTGTTGGTGGCGCTAATATGATTGATAAAATCAAATGTCCATGTAAGATTGGTAACGATGTTCATAAATATTTGATTGCATTGCTAAATCATGTGTCAGAAACAATAGATGATTTACCTGATACTATCACAGAGGAAGAATATAATACTGTAAGAATCAATCCATCCAATTATCCAGATTGGTATGTAGGGCTTGTTGGATTTTGTACGTTCGGGGCAAAATGGTTTGGTGGTTATCCGAGAGGCTTCAAAGCAGATGGCATAACACCAAGAGATATTACGAACGAAGCTATTAGAAATATCAAAAAGCAAGCGCCCAAGCTAAAAGGCACAATTTTTGTATGCGGTGATTTTTGGAAGTTGGGCGTAGGTCATATGGTTATCTATTGTGACCCGCCTTACCGTGATACAACAAAATATGCAACAAGCGATTTTGACTATGATAAATTCTATGCTTGGTGCAAAGAAATGGCTAAAACTAATATTGTTCTGATTAGTGAATACTGGATGCCAGAGGACGGCTTTGAATGTATTTGGGAAGGCAAGCTGAAATGCACGTTGGACAAAGCAAGTCGTACAGATAAAACAGAAAAATTATTTATTTGTAAAGAAGGTTAAGTAATGCAATACATGGGTGGTAAGAGCCGTATTTCTAAACAAATTGCAGAGGTATTAAATTCAGCTATTGATAAAAACACGCCGTTTGTAAGCCTGTTCTGTGGCTCATGTGCTATTGAATCAAAAGTGCAAGCAGACGTTAAAATTCTTAATGACAAGCATCCATATCTTATTGCCATGTGGCAAGCATTACAAAATGGCTGGATGCCGCCTGATGTTGTGACCAAAGAAGAATATTATCGTGTCAAGGCTAATATGGATGAAAATCCTGCATTGACTGGATTTGTTGGTTTCGGTTGCTCATTTGGCGGCAAATGGTGGGGCGGATATGCCAAGGATAAGCGCGGAGACGATTATTGCGGTCAAGCAAAGCGCGGTTTGCTCAAAGATTTTCCCGGAGTTCGATATGCTACATTCACTTGTTTTGATTACCATGCCGTCGAAATTCCAAACGGTGCAGTTGCATATTGTGACCCGCCTTATGTCAATACAACAGGATATACAGTTGGGCAATTTGATACGAATGAATTTTGGAATTATATGCGCCAGCTATCTAAGCGATGTGACGTATATATCAGCGAGGAATCTGCACCTGATGATTTTGAATGTATTTGGAGTAAAGAGAAAATACGGACGCTTGAAAAGAATGACAACGTAGGACGTGTGAAAGTAGAAAAATTGTTCAAATATAAAGGATAATATGCAAACAGTAAAATTAACTCCTATGCGCATGATATTTAACAACCCTGAATCCAATTTCTCAATTATATCATGTCGCACTAAGGATGAAACCATAGAAACTCATCCTAAATATGGCACGATCAGCCTAAAAGGAACAGGAATTGCCGATCTGAAGATGGGGCAATCCATTGATTGTATTATAGAGCCATGTGTGGATGATAAATACAAATATAGCTATAAATTCATTGGCTTTGCTGGATTTGTAGCTAAAGATGGCAAATTCAACTTGACTGAAAAGGCCGAGTTGCAGACATTGCGTAGCTTAATGACCAATGGGCAAGCCGAATCATGTCATGCTGCATATCCTCATTTTGTCAGTATGGTGCTGAATGGTGAAGCCGACAAGCTGGACTATAAAAAAATTCGTGGTGTAGGTAAAGTATTGTTACCAAGATATATTGACAAAATTAAGACAATCAATAAGCGCGTTGAATTTATGGGCGAGACATATGCTTGGGGCATTGAGCATGATGAAGATATAAACAAAATCGCTGCAACATATAAAAATGTATATGGATTCAGTAAAGATATAAATACCAACCCATATGCTGTTATGATTAACTTGCTTGAGTGGTCATTTGATAGAGCTGATAAGGCGATAACCAAGAAAACATGTCAATGGCTTGATAGCTATGAACGATGCAAGGCGGCTACTATCTATGCTCTAAAGTATAACGAGCTGGACGGCAATACAAGGATGCAAGCTAAGATGCTATTTGATGTGGTCAAGCGCAAAGCTCCTCAATGTGTCCATCACCTCCTCGATGTTGTGACGAAATCGGCGCAAATACACTATGACGCCTCTAGCCAAAATACAGCTCTACAAGCCACATATAGTGCTGAACAGCATATCGCTGATGTCATTAAGAAAAAAATATCCAATCCACATTATTATCCTATGGATTGGCAGAAGTTTACAAGTATAGACGGCTTAGAGCTGACTGATGAACAGGCGCATATTCTTGAGATGGCTTGTAAACAAGATGTGATGATGCTAACTGGCTCGGCTGGCACGGGTAAGAGCCAAACAACCAAGGCAATCATTGAGATGCTAGAAGCCAATGATCATACTTATACCCTATTATCCCCAACTGGAATTGCGGCAAAGAGGTTAAGAGAAGCAACAGGTCGTGAAGCAAGCACGATTCATATGTTCTTGGCTTGTGATGGTAATCTAGGCGATTATGTGCTAATTGACGAGATGGGCATGGTTAGCGTCCATTTGCTATCAATGCTATTTGACAAGGTAACAGATACTACTAAAATCATCTTCATAGCCGACCCATCTCAGCTTGCATCTATTGCTTGTGGCAACATTGTTGAGGATATGCTTGATAGCGGTATAGTACCTGTATGTAACTTGACTAAGGTATTCAGATATAACACATCTGGCATTATTACCATAGCTACTGATGTACGAAATGGAGTAAATGACCATCTGACAGATACTTTCACAGATTATAAGTTCATTGAAACTGATACATTAGTAATCAAGCAAATTGAGCAAGAATACGCTCGACTCTTAGCAGACGGATATAGTAAGGATGATGTGCTGATTCTATCTCCATTCAACAAGGGAGATGTTGGGTCATTAGCTATCAATTCTGCGATTCAAGCCAAATTCAATCCAAATGAATTAAGCAACGTTGGGCATACTGTCAATGATACGCCTATTTATTTCAAAGTAGGCGATAAGGTTATCAACAAAAAGAATGAATATGCTATGCCGCTATATGATAGTGATGATACGGCTTTTGTAGCTAATGGTGATATTGGCACAGTGATGGAAATTGTGCCTGATGAAAAAGAACCATATATGATTGTGCGCTATGACCGTAGAGATTGCATTGTCGATAAAGCGCATATCAAGAATACGCTATTAGCATATGCAATTTCTATTCATAGCTGCCAAGGTAGTCAAGCAAAGGCTGTGATTGTAGTGATTAATAGAAGCCATGTAAGGATGCTAAGCCGCAACCTGTGCTATACAGCGGTATCACGCGCACAAGAGCGGTTAATATTGATTGGAGATGAGGCAGCTATTCAAGAGGGATTGAGAGTGCAAGAGGAGAAAATCCGCGACACGGAATTAAAGGAGATGTTGATTAAATGAACTATGAATTTCATGTAGGAGATTATGTTAAGACGATTGGTGGCTTTGTTGGCTGGATTTCTAATATCAAAGATAATAACTATATTGTGATTGCTGATGAGAACGATAATAGCTGTGGTTATTATTTGCCGCAAGAAGAAACGTATTTTGTTCGTATTGGTGCATATGATTTCACTAAGAAAGAAAAGAATATCGAAATGATCGATGGGGTTGACATTGATAACCCAGAGGACAGATGCTTTATTATCGATAAAATCAATGAGCTTGTTGATGCTGTGAATTTACTGCTTGACAAATCAACCAAATCGTGATAATATATATGGCAAGGAGGTAATGTAATTGACAAAGCAGCAACTAATCAACTATTTGTCAAAAATGCGCACGATGGCAAAGGATACGTCGGATGTTCGTATCCATATTGGAAACCAGCTCTATGACGTTGACCACATTGACACAGTAATTGATATGGATAGCAATAAGCCAAACATTGTTATTCATGTTAAGGAGAATTAAAAGGAGGACGATTTATTGTTTGTAAATGAGGTATATGAATCTATTTGGAAAGATAGATACCAAAAGAATGGTGAGTCATATGATAACCAGCTATGGCGTGTAGCTGATTTTGTAGCATCCGCAGAAGGGGATTGGAGAGCGCCTAAATGGGCAGATAAATTCTTCAGTATTATGAAAGAAGGCTATTTCTTCCCTGCTGGACGTACCATGAGTAATTCCGGTATTGGCGAAAAGCTGACTCTTAACAACTGCTTTGTAGCACCTATTGTTGGTAATAGCATGGAGCAGATTTTTGATGCTGTTAAGCTAGGTGCTATGACCCATAAAGCTGGTGGCGGCATTGGCTATGCGTTTAGCAATCTAGCGCCTAATGGATATAAAACCCGTAATGACGCTATTGCATCTGGCCCAGTTAGCTTCATGGATGTATTTAATGCTCAGACGGCTACTGTGCAGCAAGGATCAAGGCGCGGCGCAAACATGGGTATGCTAAGCGTATATCATCCTGATATTCTTGAATTTATCCATGCTAAGTCAGCAACAGAAGGACGGCTCAATCATTTCAACCTATCTGTTGTTGTAGATGATGCTTTTATGAATCTTGTCATTAGCAACGGTCAAGTTCAGCTACATTGGCCTATTTATGACGAGAAGGGCAATAAGCTACCGCCAGATAAGTGGGATAAGCAATTTACCAAGTTAGTACCAGCCCGTGATATTTGGAATGAAATCATGCAGATGGCATATGATAATGGCGAACCGGGCGTATTTTATGAGGATAATGCCAATAATCGCAATCCTGCATGGTATGTAGAAAGAATTGTATGTAGCAATCCATGCGCTGAATATCTAGCAGGAACAATCAATGCAACAAACCCATCTCAATATGGCGGCGCTTGTAATCTTGGCTCATTGTTCCTACACAATTTTGTAAAGAGTCCATTTACTAAGCAAGCCCATCTTGATACAGATGCTCTAAGAGATACAATATCCGTTGCAGTGCGTATGCTAGATGATATTATTGATGTTAATAAATTCCCTGATAAAATTTATGAAAATTATCAGAAGGGTATGCGAACCATTGGCATTGGTATCACTGGTCTAGCAGATATGCTTGCTATGCTTGGTATGAAGTATGATAGCCAAGAAGCAAGAGATTATGTTGAATCTCTAATGCAAATGATTACCAACGCAGAATATTATGCGTCCGTTCAGCTTGCTAAAGAAAAGGGCTGTTTTCCTCTATGCGAGCCGGATAAGCATATGAGTGGCAGTTATGTTATGGATGTACTTGAAGATAGTATTCTTGACGAGATGGCTGAATATGGTATCCGTAACGCAAAAATTCAGGCCGTTGCACCATGCGGTACAATTTCCATGGTATTTGGCAATAACTGCTCAAGTGGTATCGAGCCAATCTTCTCCTTGAGCTATGACCGAAAGGTAAAAATTGGTGGGCAGGACGATAAGGACGTAAAAATCGTCAAGATGATGGATTATGCTTATTATCTTTATCATAAGCTAAAGGATCAGGGTAAGCAACTTGATTTTGACGAGCATGATATTTTCCCAACTGCGCTCAATATGTCTGTTGACGACCATGTAGCTATGCTTGCTATTATTAGCAAATATACCGACATGAGCGTTAGCAAGACCATTAATGTGCCTACTGAAGCATCATTTGATGAAGTCAAGGATATTTATATCCAGTGTTGGAAGAAGGGCATTAAGGGTTGTACTATCTTTAGGCCAAATGCAATCCGTCAGGGTATTTTGCTTACCGAGGATAAGAAAGATGTTGAATCCAAGCCTGAATCAACATCTCCCACCCTCCCTCGCGGCTCAATCATCGAGCCAAGTAATGACCTGATTGGCAAAAAGCGTAAAATCCAAACAGGGTGCGGCTCACTTCATGTTCTAGCATTTTTTGACCCTATTGACGGTAATCTACAAGAGGTATATTTCAATAAAGGCTCGACTGGTGGATGTGCCAATTTTATGACAGGTCTAAGCCGTATGGTCAGCCTACTATGCCGTGCTGGTGTAGATATTATGACAATCAAAGACCAGCTTGATTCCACTGGTGTATGCCCATCTTATGCTACTAGAAAGGCAACTCACCATGATACAAGTAAGGGGTCTTGTTGTCCTATGGCTATTGGCAATGCTCTAGTAGAGATGTATAATGAAATGCAGAGTGAGCTAGATGATAAAGAAGATGATATTCCTGTCACATCAAGAAAGCTAAATAAAGCAACTAAAACACTCGCTGAGAATTTTGATAAGGCAACAGAGATGATAAATAAGATTGCTGATAAATTTGCTCAAATGTCAAAGTATAGTGGTAATGTTTATAACGCACCAACAGAGGTATGCCCTGAATGTGGAGAACCTATCGTGCATATTGGCGGCTGTGTGCAATGCCCTAATTGTTCTTGGAGTCGATGTGAATAAAATAAGAGAAGGAGTAAACTAAAATGACAGAAAATCGTATCAATTTCTATCTAGGCAAACTAGGTAATGAGGACTGGATTTGCTCATGTGATGAACTAGACCTAATGGGCGAACCAAATAAGGGTGATTTGGTATGGCTACCACTAGATGCGCCAGATGAGGAACGCGAGATGTATGTAATCATGCAGAAATATATCTCAGATAGCGAGATTAGCTATTTCTGCAAGCCATATAATTGGGAGGATTGAGATGAAATATTATCTAAGATTTTTTATTGGATATTCAAATTGTTGTAAACCAGAGCATCAGTTTGAATATACTCATGCCGCTAAGATGCTAGTACCACGCATTGGCGAACACGTCTGGTTATCCACCGAAGATGGGCTAGGAGCAAGATACTTGGTACGCAAAGTTGAGTATGACCTATATGATACTGATGTATTTGGATTCGTTGATGTATATGTTGTGCGAGATGATGAAGTAGAGGAGGACTACTAATTGCCTAATTATCTTGTTGAGCTAGTCAAGCATCCAACAGACGATGACTGGGCTTGGTGTAGATATTGTACATTGAACACAGTGGGGAAGAGTGTAACAGCTCTTCCCTCTGATGAATGGAAACGTAAGCTAGTCGCATCTGAGCATAGCCCACTTAGAGAGCTATGGTTTGGTATTCACATGGTCATCCCATATTGGGTATCAGTTCATTTTGTCCGTCATCATGTTGGATGTAATCATTATGTTCAATCTCAGCGCAATGATAGGCAGAATAAGTATGACCGCAATAAAGCGCCACAAGATGAGCTAGTAAGTCATGTTATGTCAATCAATGCCCAGCAACTTGTATATATGGCTCATAAGCGCCTATGTAATCAAGCCTCACCTGAGACAAGAGCTGTTATGCAACAGATTGTCGATGAGGTGATTAAAACCAATCCTGAATTTAAGGATGATTTAGTCCCACTATGCGAATATAGAGGCGGCTTATGCACTGAGTTCCATCCATGCGGATATAATAAGAAATTTAAGGAGAAGTCAAATGCCTAAAATTTTTATCTCTCAACCGATGAACGGCAAGACAACTGAAGAAATTGAGAATGAACGCAATGATATCATTGACAGACTAGCAACACAGTTTGCCAGAGAAAACGAGTGTATTGAGATTATTTATTCATTCTTCAAAAACACACCGCACGACGTTAAGCCCCTATGGTGTCTAGGTGAATCAATTAAGCTAATGAGCGAAGCTGATGTTGTATTCTTCTGTAATGGTTGGCAGACAGCTAGAGGATGCCAAATTGAACATGATTGTGCTCTTGAATATGGTATTAATACGATGTATGAGGAGGACTTAATTGATTGAAGATTAAAGCTAAGCGACTATCAGATGCCGCTAAACTGCCTACTTATGGCAGTGAAAAAGCGGCTTGCTGTGATTTGTATGCAGACCTAAGTGACCATTGCATCACGCTTAATCCAGACGTAGAAGTACGCAACATCAGTGGTAATGAAAACGGCCCGATTCAGCGTGTAGGCATTGCACCTCATAGCACCATCAAGATTCCTACAGGATGGGCATTTCAGCCACCTGAAGGATATGCTGGATTCATTTATGCGCGGTCTGGGCTTGCTACTAAGAATGGCTTGCGTCCTAGCAACTGTGTGGGTGTATGTGATGAGGATTATTCTGGAGAATATATCGTATCAGTTCACAATGATACAGACGAATATCAATTCATCTATGCCGGTGACCGTATTGCCCAGCTTGAATTTAGACCATATGAACAAGCTGAATTTGAGTTAGTTGATGAGCTAGATAAAACAGAGCGCGGCCTAGCAGGATTTGGCTCTACTGGCGTATGATTATCCCTACTCTACATATTACAGATAACGAGTCATGAATTGAACTCATTGATTTAGTCCATCCAGACGATGAGCCTATTATCGAAACGTCTATGACAACAACAGAAGATACGGTTGCTATGTGGTATGATTTATTGACTATTTGTGTAGATAATTATGGTATGGGATATGACATAGGATATATGACCGCCTATGATGAAATGGATGAAGAGGATGATTAGTAATGTGGAAATTTAGGCGCATCGGTGATTACTATGAATTGCTAGATGGTGCAGATACGCTATATTTATGTAAACGACTCGACTCTATCATGGTCGCTACGCTAGAAGATTTATGCGCTAGGCATAATACCGAAATTGCTAAATATGATGAGCTAGATGTTAATATTGTAAGTTGCGACGAAGCATATCTGAACGGACTTGAAGATGGTAAGGAAGAAGGATATACCGCTGGATACAAGCGTGGATTAGCAGACGCTCTAGGCAAAGACGAAATAAAGTAAAAAAATGGGGAACATGGTAGACATAATAATCTATCCAATGTTCCCCATAAATTTATAATGTATTAAGTCGTTTCTGTTGCAGTTATTGCGCCAGCATCATCTACAGTAATCTTAAACTTCTTTTTAGAGCCAGAAGTGGAAGATTTAAGAATAAGAGTGTCTGGTTGCACTTGTGTCATAACAACTGGAAGTAAAAAATGTCCGGTCGTAGCATCTGCCCAAAACACAGTTGCAGCGGTTGTGGAATTGCCGCTACCAATTACAAAGGTAGGATTTTCGGACAATGTAGCTACATCTTTATTATATTGCCCAACAATAACTACGCCACTTGAATCATAAGCGCCGCCGCCAACGTTGATATTTTTTCCAAATACACCGACATGATGCGTACTACTAGCAACGTTATTGCTTCCAACAGCAAAACTATCGTTACTAGCATTATTGCCAACGCCAACTACAAAAGAGTTGTAATTCCATCCAGTCGTGCGATTATTTTTACCCATATCAGAAGGAATATCAATGTACTTGCTGTCGAATTTCACAGGTTTAATCGCACCCATACCAGTTACGGAGATGTTTAAACTTCCACCACTCACATGCGGTGTTATGTTTGTGTAGCAATAGGCACTATATGCCCCTCCGCCCACATATTCTGGATGATTGAAACAGAATGGATATTCAATTAGATTTATATCGCCAATATAATTACCGTTTGAATCTTGTATAACTGGAACATTTTTAAAAGTTTTTGTTGTACTACCATCAAAAATATTTACGTCAACAGTTAAAGAATTATTTATAATGTCTTTAGCAATATTGCCTTCATACGTTCCTTTCCCGTTGCTGTAAGTGAATTTATAACTTCCAGAATCGGTCTGTTGCTGTTGTCCATCATATCCACCCGGCCTATTCTTTATATAGTCGCTAGCAGTAGCATCATTCTGTTTCCAATCGGGCGTACTTACTTCACTATTGTTACCCGCACTAACCGTTCTGGTAACAGGGTCTACAGTTAGCCCATCGCCAGCATAGAATGCGCCACCCGGCACTTTTACTTTGTTAGCCATATCACATCGCCTCCCGTATTATCAAGTGGTTGCTTTCATTACAATAGTAAACGTCTGGTCGCCTGTATTCTTGACCTGTTTAGCCTCAGTAGTATATCCTGTCTTAGTAGCTGTGACAGTATATGTATCACCAATGCCGCTTAGCAAGAATTGCTTGGTATTGCCAGCAACTGGGTCAACCGTCTCACCATCAACGTCAGTCACAGTGATAATAGCGTCCTTTGGCGTTGCGTCCACAGTAAGTAAGAATCCCTCTTGTAGAGTAACAGCGCCCTTTACTACCTTGAAAAAGCGCCCATCAAGACCAACACCACAATTACCACGACCCATAACAGGCGCACCAATTTCTTCGCCTTCCGAACCATGTAGAGTGATATAACCAGCGCCGCCAACTTTAACCACGGTAAATAATGCTCCATCCCAGAGCTGACCGCAAGTAGATACTGCTTTACTTCTATCAACAGTTGTTGCATTTGCATCACAAATCACCCCGTTAATAATCTTGAGTGTATTTTTATCCAGCTTAATGCCTCCGCAAAAATTAGCCATATTTCATTCCCCTCTCTATATTATGCTTTAGCAACCCATGCTAATACGCCATTTACAATGCCTAGCACCCTGTCATTATCAGCAGCTGTGAATGGTGGTAGAATAGCGTCAACATATGCTTTATCAACTGCGTCATTGTCTTCAGTTGGTTCAGCCGTTAGCTTGAGCTTGCCTACCATAGTACCACCTGATTTAAGGATTGCACTAGCTTGGATTGCGCCTGTCTTGCCATCTACATATTCTTTAGTAGTGGCATGATTTACTGATGTTGGCGCACCTACGCTGACAGGCACATATGTAGCCTGTGTATCAGCCTTGACAAATGCCGCTGTACCATCATTTGAGCCGGTCAATCTAGGCGCATTTGTACCGGTTGGCTCAATGGTCGAGCCAATATATAATGGAGCTGGGCCGTCTGTGCTGATTCTATGAGCATTGACAATACCATGCTCATTCATGTTCAGGTCACTGTCAATCTTACCATCATCACCAAGTAGGCTATGCTCATCTACATACGCCTTGGTCGCGGCATCTTGGTCTGCAACTGGGTCTAGTAGGTCAGTGATTTTATGATTATTCAAGCTGACCTCTGATTCAATCGCCATGCCGCTATCTGTATTGCTAATGGACTTAACGCCCATAATGTTATTGCCATTCATGTATAGGTTGCCGCTCATTGGCACTGTGCCATCTGACTTGAAATCACCTGATGCGACACCATCGCCAGCTACACCTTTTACATTGAGCACGGGTCTGCCTTGTTCATCTTTAGTATAATTAAATTGGTCTGAATTTAATAGATAGCCACCATCTGCGGCTCTGATTGTTGCCATATATTATCACATCCTATCAATTATATTCATCTGGATTTTCATTATTTTACATATGTCGCGCTAACAAAGCCGGTCTTGCCGTTAATTGATACCCATAAAAATTTACCGCTCATAGTGGGTAGCGTTGTCGTATAATATCCATACCACTGTACCTTAGTTCCTTTTGGGATGCTATATAGGGTTACACCATTCTGTCCTCTCACGTTCAGCGCATTAGCGGTTACAGTCATCGTCTTACCATTCTGATATGCCTTATTGTGTAGCATGACAGCCAGCTTATTATTTTGGCTTGGCTTGGTTGTAGGCGTGCTAATCTCTTTGCCGCCTGTCAACCAAATGACAATATAGCCCCTTAGTCTCCTCTGTCTTGACCACATACGTTCGGGCGTGACATAACATGTAGATGCGCCACCATCTAGATTGATGACATGGGTATACCCATCCTGTTTCATCTTGGTTGCTACAGCGTCAATAGAACAACCACTGTGAGTTGCTATAATGCCCAGTGTATCATCCTTTAATCCCATCATTGTGCGATAGGTCATGCCACCTAATCCAGCTGGTACATCAAATTTCTTTACACCATCTATAATTACGGCAGGATAACCACCCAACCAATCATATGCAGTCGCATTATCACGCGATTGCCATACAGGGGTCTTACCATCCTTAAACCCAATGCCCGGTTGCCAACCTTTATACTCCATTGTGCCATGGTGCTTAACACCTGATGCTGGCGACATATCTCTAAGGGTATATAGCTCTGCATTGATAACAATAGATGGCGCTTTGCCATTCCACTTGACACGACTTACCACACTGTCAATCGTCTCGCCGTTTGCAGCATTCATCTTGACATGCTCAATATGGGCGATGCAATCAAATGGGATTTCCATATATACGCCACCTAGATAGGTGGATTCTTTATATTTGGTAGTAGGAGTTGCTACAGATTGGGTCGTATTCGTCACATTTGCTACAATATCCCACTTAGGCCGTCCAATGCCAGCGATTCTTGCATAGCTATGGTTATATTTTTTCTGGAACACACCTCCACCGTTAGCAATAACTGTATTATCTCCCGAACCAGTGTTGCCCTCAACGGTATAGATATATTGCCCGTCTACTTTTGTAATAAGCCCGGTATGGGTCATATTGCCAGAAGAACCAAAGAAAATCTGGTCGCCACGTTGAGCCTGTGATACGGGCACGGTCTGTCCTTTCTGTTTATAGTAATTATATGATTCTATACAACCAGCGCCATAGCCACCCCTTGGTTGGCACGTCATAGCCATACCATTGGTAAAGCCAAAAGCCGTAATAAAGCACCAGTCAACAAATTGGTCACACCATGGCAAGCCCTGTTTAGACGCTTGGTATGTGCCCCATTTGGCATGGTCACGAGCATACTTTGTATAGTTGTTATGTCCGGCATTACCTGTCTTTGAGTCAAGCTGTGCATTGCTTGCTTTTTCAAGATATCCATCCTCTAATATTGCTATCTTGATTACCTTATCCTGTGCTTCTTGAATAGTCATATTGTCATCTCCTATCCAACTGTTCCTTCGTCTTCTTGCATGGGGTCTTCGTTCTTCTTAGCAAATATACGTTTTAGAGCTAATAGCAATAGCTCACCACCAAACGCCGTAGCCACAAATATCAGCACGTCGCTAATATCCGTAGCAGCCCATTTAATCACAGCATATGTCTTAACGCCTACTGCCCAGATAGATACGAGCGTGATGGCCCGAACGCAGTAAATAACCAGCGTCCGAGCCATCTCCGATTTGCGCCATTTTTCCTTGTAGCTAAGACGCATCATTTCTTGTCAACATTCACCTTATTAGTCAACTTAACCAGTTCATCAATCATTTCACTAAGCGCCTGAGTATCTAGTGGATAGTTAATGTATTCTGCACTAGCCTGCACCATAGCCATAACCCATTCTTTACGAGTCGCGCCATCCTTGAATTTTTCCTCAGCCTGTGCAATAAGTTTCATAACAAGGTCAAGTAGTCCAGCCCAATTCTTTTCTTGGGTCGCCTTCTTAACATACTGTACTAGCTTTAGAACTAGTGGAATGCAGGTTGCTAGTCCTGCCAATACTGCTACGATAATGCCAACAATCTGTTCTGTACTCATTTATTATTCCTCCTTATTCCGTTACACCTGTTAGGGTATCAAGCAATGCTTTCTGTTCCTCTACTTGTTTTGTTAATCCAGCGACAGCATAATAATTATATGGGTCATAGACATAACCTATTTTTGCCCCCTCATAATAAGATACCGCGCCTAAATTTTTAGCCGTTTCTTCATTCTCACAAAAAATAATATTTGTTACAATATTATTTTTGTCTACAATACAAAATCTCATAGAAATACCTCTTATTTCAATCTAATAACGACAAGTCCATTTCCACCTTCAGATGGAGACAATTTTGGATAGTCCTGAGAAGTTCCACCAAACCAAGAACCACCTCCGCCGCCACCACCTATACCAGCTGTACCCGCATGGGTATTGCTGTATGACGATGCGCCAGATGCTCCATTTGGTGAACCTCCAGTAGTTGGAGATTGTGCCATAGTTGCACCGCCACCGCCACCGCCACCATAAAAGGTTTTCCCGTCATCAAACATAGAAACCGTGGTGTTCGCGTGTCCATTTTGACCACTATTTCCTCCATTACCGCCTTCGCCTTGTCCACCAACACCGTATACAGCGCCTTGCCCACCAGCCGCTTTATAGCTATCAAACTTACTATCTCCACCAGACGAATTTCCGTATGTGGAAACAGCGCCACCAGAGCCAACTATGACTTGATAAGACCGGTTTGCGGTTACGGGAACGTTGTACACATTCGTTGTTGCACCGCCACCACCGCCGCCACCACCGTTCACATGAGCAGAGGTAGAGCCTTGATAAAAAGCGCCTGAGCCACCACCACCAACTAAGCAAACATCGACTGCACTAGTTGCTGTAGAAAATTTAATTGTCTTAGATGTGAAAATTTCTATTGTTTTGTTTGTCACGGCAGATAGGGTAATCTCACAAGTAGCAAACGAACCAATATAATCAGTAACATCCACTGTTTTATTCGCCAAATCAATATAAGGCGAAACTACGGTTATTGGGTTCGATTGGATAATACCATGAGCCGTGCCATCTTCCGAAGTAACAGGTGCTCCGGTTAACTGCCGAATAATCGCTCCTTGTACTGGATTGCCATTGGGGTCTAAAATTTTTACCTTTACATCACCAATATTTTTGACCATTCCAGCAATAGCTGCCATAGCGGCATCTGCATCTTTAATGTCTCCATCAAACAATGCGGCAGTAGATGCAGTTAGTTTCGTCTGTGTTGCGGTTGTAGCAACATATAGCTTATCATAGTCGCCAGCATTATTTTGCTGTCTAAATGTAACGTCTTTTTCAACAATAGCCAATATTTATCACCGCCTCATTGGGTTGTATTTATTTGTTTTAAAACTTGAACAACATCCGAGATTGCCTTGTCAAGCGTGTATTCAACGCCTCGAATGCCAAATTTATTTGCTGTGCCTTCTGTCAACACCGTAGCATCAGCCTGTGCAGATAAATTAAATTTGTTATAATTGCCCGCACCTGTTGCTTTTTGATATACCTCAATATAATATGCGTTTTGGATTCTATAGTCATCGACCGGCCCAAGCATCTTAAAGTATATCTTTCCCTCGGCTAAATCAGTAGGAGGCTCAGTTGATACTACAATTTTGTCTACTTTGAAAGATGCGTCACCTTGTTTTTGTAAATTGAGCAATTCTGATGTTATGTCGTTTATAGATGTTGCATCTAATCTCTTATTTAAAAAGACAGAATATAAAGCGATACTAAGAGCTGATTGATAATTCTGCTCGTTCCATTTTTTTTGAAATTGATTCCAGCGACTTTTATCATCAAGGTGAATATCTTCATATTCCATTCCTTTCATATCGCTAGTTTTTGTGTCAGCATTTGCTTTTAACCATGTCAGTAAATTCCCTGTTGGAGTTGTTTCAAATGTTATGGTTCTATATCCCTCATTTGTAAATACCCAAGCATTCCCAGTTGGAACGTCATTTTGGGTCGTTGCAGTAAGCGAAGTGACCTCTATATATTTGTCGGTTGATGTGTAGTATCTCAATGCTTGACTTCTTCTGACGGTTGAAGGAATACCAGCGCTGGCTTGTGCAATATTCCTAGTGTCTATACAAACAAAATTCTGTCCATTGCTCTCAAAACTGATATTAGTCGCAACAATTTCATATGGGTCTAGAGGAGCATCATTTCTAATCACCCACGTTTCACTCATGCCGTCACCCCTGTTACTTCAAACCAAAAATCTGTGGGTTGCTGATTCGTTGGTTGCGTCTCAGATACAATATAGGCAGGGCTATATCTCTTGTTATAATAATCCTGAATTGCCGTACAAGTATCAAAGATAGAATTAAGCAAGTCAGCGCTGATGATTTTTGAATTATAATTTGGGATAGTGGCTAAGATGGTTTGCGCTCTATTGATATCCCCATCTTTCATGGCTTGCTGATATGCCACAACTAAAGCGGCATCATTCGTTGTAATGTCCTCCATTGTTGGGAATGTTTGATTAGGAAAATTTGTAGCCAACTTATACCACCTCACTTTCTTCATAATATGGATACCAAGTAATAGCGTTAATCGTCATAGTGCCACCTGTTGAATAATCAACATTAAACGATTTAACGATATATTTGCTTGGGATTTCTTTTTGCCCAAATCTATGTGATATGACGATATTCGCGTCTATCCAAGGAATTGGTACAGTAGTCATTGTTATACTGTCGTTCAATCTTGCCCGCTGATATATCTCAAAATCAGCCCTTTGCTTGGCTAAGTCATCTGAATAGATATTGTCATATTCGCCACCATATAGCACAATACGAATACGGCCTACTGAGCTAGAACCTATTGGGTCGCCTACATAGAATGGGCTATCTGGGTTATCATCGTAAGATATAGCTTTGGCTTGCTGATGCCCCATATATCTCCAAGCCATTAGTGAGTCTTCTGGTTTGTCTGCGTCAGCAATAAATTCACCAGTTCCTTTATTTTGATAAAATTTACCTTCTACAATTTCATATAACCCAACAACGCCTGATGGATTTTTGCACGGAATAAAATCACGAACAAGCGTTGCTCCATCATATATCCTAAATGAATACAATCTCTTTTCTCCGCTCAAATTTTTTAGACTGCCCTCTTCATTTAGGGCGAATATATACATATTACCCTCACATTGAAATTGTGCATAACTACTTGATGACATAGTTTCATTGTTAACAGTTGTTAAATTGTGCTTCTTATCTATTTTTATTTTTGCGGTTATAAGAGAAATAGACCCTCCAGTTGCATCGTTATATGGGCTATAGAAAGCATTATTATATTGATAAAATTCATATCTTTGCGTAGAGTCTGACTTAGAATATCCAAACAACGAACTTGAAACCCAACCAGAACTTGATACGCATTGCATCTCTGCAAGAACTCTAGTATCTTGATTCGGCTTGAACCCACTATCTATATATTGCGTTCCGTTAGATTGAATATAATATAACTTTGTATATCCAGATGGTAATGTACTACCTTCGGCATATGGTGACATCTGAAAAATTAGCTCTTCTTCTGCTGGTAAAGACTTGACATTATGATTGTTTATATCTATAATATCATTATTTCCAAGAAAACTAATAACCAACCCATTTTCGCTTGTTGCCGCACTTGGTAACGTAATGCCCACTGCTGTTCCATCTTCAAGAGCCGTCAAGTCGGCAAATGTAGGTATAATAGTGCTTCCGCTTACAGTCGTGCTTTCAGATGGACTATAATAATCCACATCCCATGTATAGCCTAGCACCTCTACATAATTTTTAACGTTCTCAAAGTCCGTGTTAATGTTTTCCGAAATGAGCAGATTTGTCCATAAATCATCATCAATCAACACTGGGTCGTCATATGCAAGCGGAATCGGTTCATAATGAAATACGCCATTTACATCAAAATAGATTTGATAATTAGGTATAATATCGCGCAATGAAGATAATATATCATACACTGTACCACCAACATCGATTTCAATATCATATGGGACAGGCACAATCGTGCCATCCTTGGTCTTACATTCTTCGCACACATACTTAGTAAAGCCACCTAGCTCAATCGTCTTGATAATCGCCTCACGCACATTTTCGCCTTGAGCTATCACCGTAGGGATGCCCTCAAGATTACCATTGCGCAAACCTGTCAATTTGCTCATCAGGTCAAGGGCTTGCATGGAGATTTCATTGGTTGACGCATCATATGACCACTGCGGGTTATTAACTAGATAGATTCCTTGATTGTACCATTGAATCTCGCCTGTGCGTATATTCTCATAGCCGACATATGGACGAACCATCTTATCTAGGAAAATTTTTGAACCGGCTTTAATATCAAATGTGCTGGTCGTAACCACAAAGCCCAAATCGCATGAACGCCGCAAATCACTATTGGAGTCCACATTGACTGAACATTTGGTCATATTACCGCTCAACTCATCAATGATGTTGTATTGGAAATCAAGCAATTCGAGCCGTATATATTTTTTGATATATTGCTGTTTGAGGACGTTATAATCCTCTGCGCCAATGTTAATCATGTGTTAATCCTCCCGTGGGATTAGCCCATTTGCATAAAGGTCGGCCTTTTCCTTTGGATTGCCCGTTTGCACCCATTCTGCCGTCATACGCTGAATGCCCATACCATAATTGGATTCATAGTCGGTCTGTGGATTGCCAACTATTTGAAGGAGCCATTCGCCACCATTCCAGTCCTTTAGCATCTTAGGCTTCTTATTGGTCAACCACTTAAACAACACATTACGTTCATTTGTAATTGCCTGACGATCAATTCTATTCGTTTCTTTGAAATTCTTAGGTAGAATCAATGCGCTAACTGTACCTGTATCATAACCAAGTAGACCATTGCTCACCATGACAGGATATTTTCTGCCAAACGGCTCATATGTGCCGATTTTCTGTACACTATCAGTCGAGCCATAGTCGATGTCTGCATAGAATTTATAGATTGTATTCACATCACAAAGGAATATACCATTGAACTTGGAATAGACCTCATTCGTCGTATATGTTCCCTCTACTTGCCCCATAACAGGCACATACGCATATTCATATTGAGTGAAATTAGAGGCTAGATTATCCGTAAATATAAAAGAGAAATCATCAATGCTACTAATTGCAATCTCTTTAATTACAACCCAATCAAACGTGCCTTTTTCACGCCTCTTGATTCTAACGGATGTTATATTCTTTGTCAATTCACTCAATGTGCCAGCGCCTATGTTGTTCTCAAAATTTGCGTCCATAATAGTGTTCAAATCCCAAGCTGTTGGTACAACATAACTGTAATTTCCAGTTACATCACTACTTACATTGTAGTGAGAGAATATTCCATTTTTTACTTTGCTAGATGTGATTCCGTTTACGCTCGTTGGCATGGGGTCAAGGCAATTCCCATCCAAACAAAAATTATATCCTAACAATCCGGTCATTATCCTTAACCCCCATTCCAATTCGTTCCAAGATTGTCAATCTTTAAGTCGTACAATCCACCGTCACATCTAATCCATACAAATAAGTAGTCGCTTTCAGTCGGCTTGTCTATTTGCTCTGATTTTACAACATATGCCCACATCATACTATGGTCTTGCACCCTCATCTCATACCACGCTTTAGTGGTATTTTCCCAATACGATACAGATACTACATCGTTGTTAACATTTGTTAACTCTAAGATGTTATTTGGTTTTCCAATGACGCTTGTATTTGGTTTAAATCCCTTGCCCCAAATTTTTATTGTATAATCATCAGGAAGTTTATATCCTTCGTCCCATAATACATATGAACCATCTGCTCTTAAATCTATTTCTTTTCCATCTATATAAATTGGATTTTCTGGATTAGATTTACCGTCGATTGCTAATACATTTGATTCAATCGTAATATTCCCATCAACACAATTATTTGTTAGATATAAATTACCATATTCTACTACGGATTCAAATCTTATAAATATATCTATTACACCCGTGTCAAGCAATGTGCCGTTTACAGTCGAGCCAGTTGCCTGTATTTTGTATGCCGTTCTATCTTCAAATCCGCTAAATGTATGAGATACTGTAACG